GTATGACGCACTTGTACTGTTTAATGAATAAGATGAAGATAGTGCATTTAAAGTATATGATGATGTAACTGCCCAACTAGAAGTACCAAATAATGATCCAGTAATACCATTAAGTACAAATAAACTTCCTGTTATATTTAATGAACCAGACATTTGATGCTGGTTATTAGGATTTAGTTGAAATTTTCTATTAGCTTCTGCTCCCATGCCGCCTACAAAAAATCCTAAAGGCTCATTGGGTGTAGCATTACCAATATGTAAATGTTTACCGGTAGAATATAGATAAGCATCATTTGCTGCTCCTACACTATTTCCATTATCAACATAGTTGCTACCATTAATACCCATGTCAATGTACATGTCAAATTCACTACCATTGTTTGCAGTAGCTACTACATCTGATGATGCTGATACTCCAGCATTAGTATTTTGAATATTTAACTGTAAATAATTGTTCAAGTTACCTTTACCACTTATTACATTATAAGATGATGTGCTTGACTGAAAAACATATAATGCCTCAGGAGCTTCTGTTGATACTCCATCTTCATTAATAGCTATACTATATCCTTGACCAGGTCCATTATCAACCTGAAACATAGTGCTATTTGATAATACTTGAGACGAACTAAAAAATGGAATATGTGTCGGTGTCCCTTGAAAATTTGATAAAGAACCACTAAATGATCCTGTAAATGAACCTGTAAATGACCCAGTATTATAAGAAGAACTAAATGATATAAATGATGATGAAAGTAAACTAATACTAGAGCTATTGTTTAATATTCTAGAATCAAAAGAAGCAGACTCATCAGTATAATTATTTCCATTAATTGATAAACTTCCAGTAATAGAAACGCTTCCTGTAAATTGATGAGTATCTGTTAATTTATTTCCAAATATAGTAGATCCAGTTACATATTCTGTTGATGATGTAATTGTTTGTACTATTATTGTTCTTGCAGTTAAAGTTCCAGCTACAGTAAAATTATCAGCATAAGACGAAGTTAATGAAATTATTGAACTTCCTGCTGAAATTGCATAAGTAGCTAATGATGCAGTATGAGCATATGATGATGTTAATGCATTATAACTATAATCAGATATTTGAGAATTTATTGCATTATAAGCCCAACTAGAAGTACCAAATAAAGACCCAGTATATCCTTGAGTAGATGTATTAGTTCCATAATTGATAATATTACCTTCAATAATAGCATTTGAATTTGCTTTAAATCCATATGATGGATTAACAGACGCTGTTATTAATCCTGAAGCTATTTGAGATAAATTTAAACCTACAATTCCACCAGCTGGTATATTTGTTAATCCTGATCCATCACCTGTAAAAGATCCATTAAAAGATCCAGATGATCCAACTCTTACTATATCTACCCCTAAAGAGCCAGATCTTTTCATATATACATAACCATCATATGTATTAAGAGCTAATTCTCCATAATCAATTGATGATGTGTCTGGTACTTTTCCAGGTACTGCAGATCTACGAAACTTCAAAAACTGATTAGATAAATTTACAATTTGGGTAGACATATGTCAAATTTTACGTACGTATTAAAAAGAACTATATAGTTCCAAGTATAAATATTAGTATTCTCCTAAATCTACAGTATAAAAACTTCCAGAATCTCCAAAAGAATCTATTCCTTGGATAGTTAAAGATCCAGTTACTGTTGGTGTTGAAGTTATTTCTATAGATCCAGATATAATAAAGTCAGTTTGTTGACTTCCACTTAATATTAATTGTGAATCTTCAGCATTATATTGTAAGTTTGATAGTATTTGTTTTAATTTTAATCTAGCCATTTTTAATTAAATTTACCAGTTGCTATAATAGTATCAGATTCTTCTAAACTATATTGAAGTAAAGTTGGATCTATTACTAATGTTGATGTATTACCATCTGTTGTAAAACTAACAATACTAGTTTGTTCAACATATTGCCCATTTACAAAAAATGTAAAATTATTTATATTTGTAGGTGGTAATGGTACTGGTGCAATTAACCATCCAGCTGGAAATACTACAGTTGTTGGTGATTGATATGTACCTACCATTGACTTATTAGTATCTAAATAGGTAATTAATGCAGGGTTTACATTACTTATTATATTAACATTATTCACTGAATCATTTATTAGTGGTGATTTAATTCCACTTGATTTTGTTTTACTTACAGACGTATTAAATTGCTCTACTCCTGATGTAGTTTCTAATCCAAATACAACTTGTGATACTCCATAATAAACATTTGCATTAGCTAATTTTTTATTAATAGAGTCTGGTATTAAATATCCATTTAATGTTAAAGTAAAACTATTTCTAACAGTTCTATTTTCTCCTAAATTATATGTTACTGTATCATCAAATGATTCTATAGATGAATAAAATTGAAATCGATTAGGATCTCCCCAATAAGATCTAGATGCAAAATTAAGTGATTCAACTACTTTATCCATTTGTTCAACAAAATAAGTCCAAACATATACCTCATAATCTACCGTAACATAGTCTGGGGTTACTGATACAATATATTTTTTTTCAGGACTTCTATTTGTTAATGAAGAAAAATTACTATAAAAATTTCTTTTATTATATCTAGTTTCAAATAGTTGTATATTATGAACTAAATTTCCATCTAATTTATTTCCTAGATTTCTATTTTGAGTTACAGATTTTCTTTTAAACATTAATAGCGGAGCCATTAATTTTTCATTTTGATCTCTATAATAACCATCTTGTTGGACACTTTTCCAGTTTTCTGGGGTGCCATATAAAATAGGTATTGGAACTCTAGTATTATTTTGAATAACAGATAATTTTAATACATTATTAAAATAATACATTACAGCTTCATCTATATCTTTAATACCAATATAAAAATCTTTTTCAGTATCTCCTTTGACACTTATTTGTCTAGCTCTATTTTCTTCAGGTTGACCTAATTTAGTAGGTTCAGAGAATATATTATTAGGATTCCCTATTTTAGGATCATAAGGATCTACTAATTTATCTAAAAATTCTCTTCTATTTTGAGGTCTTACAATTTGTGTTGACATTATAATCTTTCTTTAGTTATTCCAAGTTTATCTGGACTTGAATAGTGTCCTGTTAATATTATAGAATATGATTCACCATGACCTGCTGCACCATTAGAATAAATATAATCTGGATTTTTTCCTAAAATATATTGATTCTCATTTGTATTATCTATTTCATAATAACCTTCATTATACATTACCACATCCCCAGCTTCTGGAACTATATTAGCTTCAACTAAATGATCTCTAAAAAATCTAAATTTAACACTTCTAATAGTGTCAAAACCAAAATCACTAGACTCTTTTTCAAAATCTCCTCTTTCTATTAGACAAGGTATTAATACTGGCCCTATAAAATATTTAGATTGAGATTCTCCATAAATATTTGCTTGAGTATCTCCTAATTTTATTTTATAATAACCAATTTCTTGAGATATTACAGCTTCTACTAATTCTTTAGTAAATATTTTAAATGTAGCCACATCTCTAAATGATCCAAATATTGACATAATAATTTTATTTTTTAGCCTATATAAATAAACATTGGAACTTCATTCAATGTACTAGATATTGATTGATTTTCAGATGATTTACGCTCTAATTGAGCTTGTCTACTCATTTGATCAAAATCACCTCTTAATTTTTCTCTTAATGCTGATTGTGCATCTTTTCCTTTTGCTATTAAGTCAGCTCCATTTAACGTAACTTCAGATCCTGGTGCTGGAATTTGTGTATATTTACCTCTAATTAGGCCTAATAACTCAGATGCTAAAGCTAAAGTATATTCATATATCCATTGACGTCCTGGTTGATTAATTTGACTATATGATATATTAGTATATGGTACATTAGATGGATTAGAAACTAAACCAGTATTAGATCCATATGGACTATTTCCTGTTGTTGAGCTTAATTCACTCTGTTTTGCATAATCAATCCATACAACTATTCCATCTTTATCAGGAAATGGAAATATGGTTAATTTATTATTTGTTATAGCAAAAGAATAATATGATCTTCTAACTGCATTGGACATTTCTATTTCTTGTATACGAGATATGTCCCAATATATAGGAAATAATACGAAATTTAAACCTGGTGAATAACTTGCCCAACCAAAATTTTCAGTAGCTCCTTGATAGTTAATACTACCTCCAATATATGGATCGTAATATTGATTAATAGCTGGTTGTGCTTCATAGTATATTTTATTTACTACTAATCTATCACTTCCTGATATTAAACTACCAGATACTGCCCATTCTTGCAGATCATATATCTGAACGCTAGATGTTAAGTAAAGAGGTGCTTTATATTGATTAACATGACCCCCTACCTGAATAGGTGTACCGTAGTTTTCTGCTACTGTTATTATAGAATTTAAACTTGGTACTACTACTGTATTATTTAAAGATGATCCTGTTGGAGATCCTTCTAATGCTAAATAATTATCTTTTATTTTACTTAAAAAAAGCTCTTCTGAATAAGCTGATACTGCTTCTTCAAAACATGCATAAAAATTTATATCTTGTAATTCTACATCCATAATAGGATAACCTAATTTATTAGCACAAAAATTAGCTACTTTAGGTCCTTCTATTTGAAATAATAAATCTGTATCATAAAATCCAAATGGAGTTGATCCTGATATTGCTATAGGATTTCCATTATATATTGGTGTTGTTGAAGTTGATGCCATTATTCGTGTGCTTTATATATTTCTAGTATTTTTTCTACTATTGGGTCTCTATGATTTGTTTTTAATGAAACTACTTCAAAACCTTCTACTTCTTTAAAATTAGTACAAATAAAATTAAAACCACTTAATTTTCTATCTTTTAAATCTATTTGAGCAGAATCTCCACATATAATCATTCTACTTCCATTACATATTCTACCTAATAATAACTCCATTTGTTTATGAGTTATGTTTTGGCCTTCATCTACTACTATACAGCAATTAGTTAAATTTCTTCCTCTCATAAATGCTAAAGGAATCACTTCTATATTTCCTTCTGATAGTTCTTTATCTATCTTTTCTTTATTATATAACCTATACATGTTATCATATATAGCTGCTGTATATGGAGCAAGTTTAGCATCTTTATCTCCTGGTAAATAACCTATTTCTTCTCCTGAAGTTACTGCAGGTCTAGTAAGTATGATTTTTTCTACATCTTTTCTAAATAAAAGATCTAATGCTACTTGAGCTGCAACTAATGACTTTCCAGAACCAGCTTGACCTCTTAATACAGTTATTTTATTATTTAGTATTATTGACTTAGCTTCTTTTTGTTCTTCGTTTAAATTAATTGAAAACCTAATTGGATTTTTTAAAGTTTTTTTGGTAACCTGATTTGCTGTCATTAAAATCTATTTAAATATAAATATCGATATGTGCTAAATAAAAAATTTTAACCTTTCCAACCCTTAATTATATTATCTCTCCAAGGTATCATTTTAAGATTATTAATACTTCCTATAATTATAGGATCTATATTTTTTTTAAATCCCATAGCTATAGATATAATATGATCTAAAGTATATGCTCCATCTTTTCCATTTGGTCCTCTTTTATTATAATTTTCTAATTCATTAAGAGGTTGTTGTTTAGTTAATCTATCTACTTCATTTCTATATTTTTTCCATTCTGGGAGTGATTCTAAATATTCTTGGTAGGATGTGAAACCATTTCTTGTGGCTATTGCTTTTTGTCTTTGTTCTTTAGTTATTTTAAATTTATTAAAAGGTATAAGATTATTTTTTATGTTGGAATTATCTATATTTTTAGATCCTTTAGGTCTACCTGTAGGTTTAGTTTTTCTGTTTAATTGACCTTCTTTTCCTGCGCATGGAGGACATCTTAAAATACCATTTTTTTTATAATTATGTTTAGCGTTTTTCCAGCTACCTTTATTTGTATAATTTATTGTAATACCACATGAAGTACAAGTATGAGTCATAATGCCTTTATTATAAATATATAAAAAAAGGCCTCAAATTGAGGCCCTCTTTTATTATATCTATTTTATGTAGATGTTAAACTTACACTACGTTTAAGTCTGCAACAACAACTAAGCCATAATATTCTGGACGAACCATAGTCATAGCATATCTTGTCATTATTCCCTTGCGCGGAGTAAATGTGTTTGGATCGTACACTAATGGAGTCATGATTAATGGAACATATGGAGAGTATACAGCACCACACTCTAAGAATTGGTTACCACGGAATCCCATTAAGATAACATTCTCAAGCATGTAAGGGTTTTTATACACCTTATAACGGCTATTTAATTGACCGATTTTTTGTACACCGAATGCATATTTCATAGTATCTGCTGCACCGTCAGTATCAGCTGCAAATCCAGGGATTGATTCAAGGATAGTAGCTACAGAAGGAGAAACAACCATAAAGTTTGCACCACCACGTAATGTTCTTTGGTGAATAATGTTAGATATTTTTTGTAATTTAATACCTAAAGTTTGGAACCAAGTCATTTGTGTATAGAAAACACCATTAGTGTTACTATCAAATCCTGTTTTAGCAGTGTTAATTTGGTTACCAACTTTTGCTGACCAATATTCAATTGATGGAGCATTTTGGATTAACATATCTAATACTTCAAGATCAATCTCTAAAGAGATATGCTCAGAAAGAAGACCAGTTAATTCAGCTTCAGCATCTAATGAATGGTAAGCATTTAAATCTTGTGCAAATTCTGGAGTCCATTGTGCTTTTAACTTACGAGTTTTAGCAGAAATGGTTTGGCTCTTCATCTGTACATTGATATCAGGGATAACAATTGATGTAGAAGATAATGAGTTAGGAACTGATGGGTTACCTGTTCTATCTTCGAAATCTCCACGTGCATTAAAGTCTGTAGCTTTATTATAGAACACGGTGAAAGATGATGTTGCAGCTAATTCAGCAGTAGATGCAGTAACAAAGAAATCAACGTTACCACCATTTAAAGTTGTATAAGCTTGTAAGTTTCTAGCAACAGTTACAGATCCAGAAACAATAGTGAAAGCACGTACGCCATCAACATTGAATGCAGTTAATGAACTTGTAGGAACAGAAAGTTTTTTAATTTCACCAGCAACAACAGAAGCAGATAAATCAGCATTAAAATCAACATTCTTAAATGATGCAGTTACTGCACCACCTGCTAAAATAGTTGCAGAAGCAGAGAATTGATTTAATGAATATCCAAATTTACCAGCACCGTAAAGTGAACCTTCAGCTAAGTTACCAAAGTTTGCACTTGGAGTACCATATAAAGAATCTCCAGCAGTAAAAGGATTTTTTGTTTGTCCATATTGGAAATCAAGATAGAATACTAAACCTGCAGGTAAGTTCATAGGTTGAACAGAAACGAACTCTTTAGATGCAATTTGACCGAAGATCTTACGAACTAACGGTAAAGCTACACCAGCCCATTGTTCACCAGTACCTGGAGTGAAAGTTGATCCACCTGAGTTTAAACCACCATTTGTATTTGATTGCTCAACTACTAATTGTTTTGCTTGTGATTCAAGCATTACGGCGATATTATTTTTGTCGTAATCTTGAAGGCCTTCTAAAAGACCAGACTTAGCCCACTTCTTTGCAAGACGCTGAGCAACACCATGTTGATCAGAGAATGCAGTTTGAGCAGATTCAGCCAATAATGATTGTACTAAGTTTGCCATTTTTTATTAATTGTTTTTTATTTTTATTTAATTCCAGCAAGTTTTTGCCATCTGTTAATATAAGGATCTGAATCCACGATATTTCCTTTTGGAGCAACTCCTGCTGCTTGTGATGCAAAACCAATTGATTCTTTTAATTGTTGTGTTTTTTTAACCTCTAATGACTCTTTTAAAGTCTCATAAGTATTTTTAACTTCAGTTACTGTTTTAGCTCTATCAAGTGCATTAATAACTTTAACTTTTTGAGATTCACTTAGATTTGGTTTTTTGAATAACTTATTCATGTAAAGATACTTTGCATTTAGTAAGTTAACTTCTTGTAGATTTTTGCTAAGAATTTCAATAGTTTTTTTAGCTTCTTTTAATTCTTTAGATTCTTTTTTCATCCAATCTGATCTAAAAGATGCACCTTGTTCTTCTCCAGCCCCTGTAAGTGCATTAACACCTCCTGGACCTTTTTCAGATCTCATACAATCTACATAAACTTTATAAGCTTCTTTGTCAGATTTTCCAGCAGCAAGTGCAGCTTTACGATCTTTAAGACAGTTTAAACCTAATTCTTTTTTAATACTAGAACCGAATTTTTTTAATCCTCCAGTAATTGCACTTCCTAAACCTTCTTCCATGTCTTCAGCTTCTTCAATTTCTTCAGTTTCTTCTAGCTCAGCTAAAATTTCATCTAAAGTAATATCAGTATCTGTTTCTGCATCTAATTCGTCTGAAGGCATTTCATCTCCACCTAAATCGTCTAGACCAGTTTGTCCAGATACTACTGATTGTAAAACTTGTTTAAGATCTCCTAAAGTAATGTCTATGATTTTTGTGTCATCAGTCATTTCTTCAGTATCATCTACCATTTCTTCAGAATCGTCAATGTCATCAGTTTCTTCATCATCAGCTGTCTCTTCATCATCGTCAGCTTCTTGTAATGATTCTTCTGTGTTTTCATTTGATAATTCTTCTAATTGAGAAAGAATTTCTTCTAACTCATCTTCATTGATGTTGTAATTTTCTTCTTCCATACCACCAACTACTTCTGTGTCCATGCCTTCTTCCATATCCTCAACTTCTTCAATTTCTTCAGTCTCTTCTAGTTCTTCAACTATTTGAGATCTGAACATTGCTTGAATTTTTGGTTCAAATGCTTCTTCTAATGCAGCTTTTGTATTTGCAATTACGCTAGCTCTTAGTGCTTTAGCATCTAGGATGGCATCTTGATAAAGATTGCTCATTTTTATAAATGTTTTTCTTTGGGATTGCTTATTGTAATGTAGAAAGCAATATAAGTATTTTTTTGACTAGTGTTATATTAGATAATAACACATATACTCATAAATATCTATAAATAAAGTAAAAGTATAACTTTACTATAAAATTTTTAATTAATACAACATACACCAGATTGTGAACATATAATATCTGATATTAATTGATTAATTCTTGTTTGTGGTTTTGCTATATTATAATTAACAGATTCATTTAATCCTCCTATTGGTTTCATATATGCTCCAAATGTTGATGGAGTTGACACAAAATCCCAACAAATTAAATCTAAATCATCTTCAACTTGTACTAAACCTTCTCCAATTGGAGTAGTTGTTCCCATAGCTCTTGATGATATACCTACTGTTATATTATTTTTAAATAATTCTTTTAGAATATTTCCAGATGGGGTTGGAAGTACTTCAATATCTCCATAAAGATTTTTGCCTTCCCACCATAACTTAACTATATTATGACTAACATTTTTTAAGTTTATTATACTAGATTCTGGGTGATCTAATTCACCTAATGCTCTATTTTCTTTTATTGGACCTAATATATATTTTTCAACTTGGCTAGAAAGAATAGGATAAGGATAGATTCGTCTATTTGCATTTGGTTTATCACACGCTTGAACTAAACCAGACACTACCATATTACCATTAGTAAGACGTCTAGACTCATTTAATGATGTTGTTGGTTTAAATAAACTATATTCTATTAATAATTCTTTTGGCATGTTATAATATTAATTTATATATTACTCTGTGTAAATTGTACTTTAGCGTTAGTAAGTTCATCTCTATATCTTTTTGCATCTTCTGAGCTTTTAAATATAGGAGTGGTTTCTCCTTTTACTTTAAATTTAACAGCTTCTTTTATTTTTTTACTAAAATTAGGATAATTTTTTAATTTTTCTGGATTGCTTTTTAGTTTTTCAGCTAGTTTATTTAAATCATACTTACCTAAATTAACTCCAGGTCTAAATCCAGATTTTACTTGTTCAAGACTATCTACATCTGTTGAGTTAACAGTTCCATCTTTAGTATATAAAGCTTGTAGTTTTCCTTGATCTTCTTTAAATCCTGTTATTTTAATTTTTTCTCCAGTACCTGTAATAGTTGCATCATCATTCTTACTAAATAATTTTCCATTAGTATTAGTAACTTGAACTACATTTCCATTATAATCTTTATTAATATTATATTTAGAATCTATTGATGATACTTCAGTCTGTTGTTCTTGTGCTTTTTTAGTGAAGTGATCTACTGTATTTATTTGAAAATCTTTTAAAGATCCATCTTGTAATTCAACAGTCAAAGTACTACCTAATATTTCACTAATTTTACCAGGACCATCAGGAGTATGAACTTCAGCTCCTACTACATGTCTCCAGTGAGTATCTTCTTTAATTGTAACTTTTTTTTTTAAAGATTTTGTTAGTTCAAATAATACATTTTCTTTTAATGTATTTGCTTTTAATTTTTTTATAGTATTATCTATTGACATTAAATCAGAAGCATATCTATCTGCTATAGGTCCTCCTTCTGGCTCCGCTTCTTGCTCCATATCTCTTTCTATCTCAGCCCTTTTTTTAAGTAATAAATTAATCTTAATTTGGTTTGGATTATTTTTTTGTACTGATTTAACTTGAGGAGCATCTTTTTTAGCTCTTACTGCCATAAGTACAGGATCATTAATATCCACCTCTTCTAAATCTATTTTTTTATTATTTTGATCTTCAGATAATTGTTTTTTATTTTTATTTTTTGGTACTTTTACTTTTTTTGCTTCATTAGCTTTATCAACAAAATTATCTTTTTTAACTTCTTGAGTTTTTAATTTTTCATCAGCTTTTTCTACTTCTTTAGCATTATGAATCATATCTTCATCAAATGCATGAGGATTAGATTCAAGTTGTTTTGCAGCTTTATTAAGAGCTAATTTATAAGAATCATTAGTAAGTTCTTTTTCTTTAGATAGAATTTTTTCAACTCCTTTTTTTAAAAAATAAGGATTAACTCTATCTACAGCAGGATCTGTTGTAATATTAGAATCATCTTCTTTAATAATTCCTTTGTTTTTAAGAATTTTTACAGCATCTGTATAAGAAGTTGTATTAATAATCCAAGGAAGATTTTGATCTTTTCTTACTTCATAAATAAATTTATCTTTACTTACTTCTCCCTTTTTATGCTTACGATATAATTCTAGTGTTGTCATATTAACTATAAATATCTAGTTTTCTAATAATGTTTATCGGCCTTGACCTCTATATTCTTTTGGTTTAGGACTATGCTTATTATATGATTTTTTAGCATTACCTGATTTTCTTTTACCAAAACTAATTTTTTGTGATCCAGTACTTGATTTTGCTTTTGCCATGACTAGTTTAATTTTTTAATTTTACCATATGCCGAAACCATATTATGTTTAACTTTTTCTAATAATTTAGATGTTTTAGTACTTTGCTCATCTTCAAATAATTCAGTTTTTAGTTGAGCTGCGTATTCTAAAATTTTATTTACCTCTTGTAATTTTCTATTTGCAAGTTTAGCTGCTTCTTGAAATTGCTGAGATTTACTTCTATGCTTAATTTCTTTTTTAAATCCTTCTGCTAAAGTATTTTTTTTCATTATATCTGCTGGATTTGCTATGAATATATCATTTTTATACAAAATATTAACTTTTGTATTATTATCAAATGGTAAATCTAAAATCTTTACTTTACTTTCTTTTTTTATAACAGATTCTCCTTTTGTAGCATCTTTATGAGTAACTTGAATATCAGCACTAAGTCTTAAATATTTCCCTTTTACATCTTGCCAAGTAGTATCTATATCAGATGCATCTAATTCAGATAATGCTTCATATAATTGTTTATATATAAAACCTCCTTTAGATGGTCTATTAGGAATTGATGGAGCTTCTTGCCAACCCCATTTATCTTTAGCATAAATTTTTGCTTTTCCAGAAGCTAATTTAGGTTCTTTATCTGTAGGATCTTTTTTTTCTTTGACTCCTTTATATTTTTTTTCTGGCACATCTAATCCTGGGAGATATGCTTCACCTGATCCTGTTGCACTACCATCTTCTTCGATATTTTCTTCACGAAGTTTTTGAGTAGCAAATTGATTACTAAATTTATTCATTAATTAGATTTTTTTAATTCATCAATTAAATCGCAATATTGAAGTACTCCTGTAACAATCTCATCTTTTATCGTTTGATTATCTTTTATTGGATTAATAAACTTCAATACCTCATCTAATTTAATTTTAATAACCGGATCTTTTGAAGAATCTTTTAAAGTAACTAATTCAGTTTTAATTTCAACTAATTGTTTATTTAAAAAATCTCTTAAATTTTTTGTGTCAGATACATTAGTAATATATTCTTTTAATACTGATTTTTGTCTTTCTGATAAATTTTTATACTTATCATTAAACTTTTCAACTAGTATTTTATAAGCTAATAGTCTAATCTCTTTATCTTCTTTCATAAACTCATCTACTAATGACTTAGGAGCTTTTGAATTTTCTGAAAATTTATCTGATATATGTTCTAATAAAGTAATTTTATTTAAAAGCAGTTGTTTTGTATCAGATTGTTTTGAATTTTGAGACTCAAATATAGTATATATTGATGCATACGGCTTATAATTATCTATTTTAGCTTTGAAAAAATCATCTAGATCATAAGACTGCTTAATTTCTTTTATTAAGTTATATTTTAACTTATTTATTTTCTCATAATCTAATTTTCTATATTGTTCTACTATAGTAGAAATTAATATTTCTGCTTTAGCTTCAGATAATTTTTGACTTGTAGAAAAGGTACTATATAAAGTATATTCTTTTCCTAATTCTGTATTAGTAAAGTACTTTTTTAGTATTTTTACCGCTTTAGAATCTTGATTATTTAATAAGTCAGTTGTAGTTCTTCTTACTAATAGTTCAAATAAAATTCCTGTATTACGGTATTTTGAATGTTTTATTGCCATAGTTTTATAAAAATCAGCTAGTAATAAATATCTATATATTAGTCTAAACCATCAATAATATTATCTTCACTCATAAGATTTGGTTGCTCAAAAAGATTTACTTTTCTACTAGACTGTTTTTTAAATAATCCATCTAGCATTTTTTTATTCTGTAAATAAGTTCCCATACTATTTTCTAATGCTAGTGGATTTCCTCCTTTATAATTAGTACCAGATTTATCTTCAGCAGAGTCTTTTCTTCCTGTTAATTCTGAAGTACCTATAGGATCTCTACCAAAAGCTGATTTATCTGTTCCTATAATTGATGTTACTGATTTTGGCCTTCCCATTTTTGTTTCATCATATCCATCAGGAGTATTTAATACAGATGCCTCTTTTCCTCCATATAAACTAGCTATTTGATGTGGAGTACCATAAGCTTGACCTGATTCTGCTGGATCATTTCCTTCTTCTTTAATTTGCTCATATCTAAATGTTCTCTTTTTATCTTCTACAATCATATCTTCTAATTCAGCATATTGATCTTCTGAGAAGTGGAATATTTTATCATATATAAAGTCTCTTGGTAATATAGATGCTTCCATAGCTGTTTGTGCTAACTCAACTTTTTCTTTAAATAAAGCTAATCTTTCTTGATCATAGATGATTGATGGATTTGTTAATGATAAAGTAAAGTTTGCGGCTCCTTCATTAGTATATCCATGCGCATATAAATGAATTAATGCCATTTTAGTTAATTCACTTACTATAATTCTTTGTAATCTTTCAATAGTTCTTGCAAAACGAATATCTTCAGCAGCTAATGTAGCTTTACCAGTTAAATCTTTTTCATATCCCATGAAAGCTTTAGGTATTTTAAGAGCTGCAAATAATTTCTCTCTAAAATATGCAACGTCTTCAATACCATTATAATCAAGACCTTTTGCTGTATCTATTTTTGTAGAAGTATCATTTCCTCTAACAGGAATAAAGAAATCTTCTAATAAATTTTGTTGATTATATTTTAAATTATAATTACCAGTATTTGGATCAATAAGAGGAGTTTTTTTCATCTTTTGAATCATTCTCTGCATATAATTTTCTACTTCTGCTGGTGGAATTGCTCCTACATTTACATAGAAAGTACGTCTTTCTGGAGCTCTTACTATACGATGTATCAACATTGCGTCTTCTATCAAAGTATACTGCTTAAATATCTTTCTAGCTGGCTCTAAATATGATCTACCATAAGGTAAATAGTTAACATCTCCAGTTAATCTAAAGTGTGCCATTTCATAATTATCAAACCAAACACCACTATCATGATTTTGCATAGAACTATAACCAGTAGATGATGCTAAAGCCGCATTAGGATCATATTTAAATCTAACTTCTTGTGGATTTTCATGATTAAAACCTTCTTCTCTAACTATATTATATGCTGAGAATGGAATTACATTATAAATACCATATTTTTCTGCTATTTCTAATTTTAAATAAAAATCACCATATTTAGCCATGTTTCTAACCCAAGACCATAAATTAAATTCTATATTTAATACAGAATAAAATAAATTATATAGTATTTTTTGTATATTTTCATCAGAAGATCTAATTTGTAAAACTTCTCCTTGTTCATTTTTTAATGTACACTCATCTGCTATAATATCTAATGCAGAACAGCAAATTGCATCGGTGTCCATAGCATCATAATCAGCATAAATTTGAACTCTTGCTGATTGATAGTTTTGTGCTAGATTTAAATTAACTCCATAAGCTGTAGACATTGTATACACCTTATTAAATCTATCAATTAAACCATTTGTTTGTAATTCACCAGATCTTTGAATAGTGTCTGTATCTATTACTTTTATCATATCTCCACCTTCGTTACGTATAATAACGTCAGTTGAAAATAAACGTCTTAAAGTAGAAAATAAATTATTCTGTTTTTGTGGTTGTTGTTCTGCCATTTTATTTTATCTAGTTAAATTAACCATGTAAGATCTTGAAATTCTTGGCCTTGTGGGCTATTAACATTCATTATCCATGGATTTTGATTATATTGATTATTTGAATTATATGCTATTGATGTATCTTGCGTTCTAGTAAATCCATCTAATGCAGCATATGTTAAACTATCTGCAGTTTTTTTAAATCTTAAAGAAGTTTCTCTTAAATACATAGCGATTGCAAATGACATAACTAAGTCATCATTATAGCTTTGCATTGCTTGTGCTCTACCATTTTTCCATATAAAAGATCTAAGCTCTTCTAAAAGTCTAACAGATTTTATAATTACTACTTTATTTTCTATAAAATCTCTCATTCTTTCGATAACTAACGGTCTTGTTTTTTCTGTGGTTGAAAATCCTGGTACTAATCCGTCAGCTCTATTATATTTATCAACGTATTTACTAAAATCCATACCTTGATCTTGTTTATAACTATAATGAATATTAGTATATCCTCGCTCAATTATTGTTTGTATAACGTCCCAACCAATATTTGCATTCTCAACTACTAATAATGCATTATTATATTCAGATCCAACACTAAGTAATATATTTGCAAAATCTCTAGTATCAACTTGTGATTTATATTCAGCAACCTGAGTTAGTGATTCTATATCAATTACATGAAATGCAGAATAGTCATTACCATCACCACGAGCAACGTCGGCTATTATAGCATAGTATTTTACTGGATCTGCATATTCCCATATCCAAAATGCTTTATCTAGTCCACGGCGCTCTATTGGATCATCTACCATATTATCTTCATACCATGTTAATATTTCTGGTTCTATTACAGTATTTCCTGATGTTGCAAAGTTACAATCACACTCTTGGGCCGCGTTTCTTTTTCCTAATATTACATCTTGATCATCTCTCCAAGTTTGATCTCTTTCTGGATGTACTGTCCAAGGTAAAGATATGGGTAAAAACTTATTTTTCTTTTCTTGAGCAACTATATATGTTTTATGAAACCAGTTACCAACACCATTTGGAGTTGATAAGGCTATACAACCTCCTCCAGTTGCTAATGTTTGTTGTGCAGCTGTAAATATAGTTTCAATATTGTCAATAAAAGCAGCCTCATCTATTACTAATAATGATACAGCTTCAGAACGACCAGCATCACCAGCGGCAGAAACTGCTTTTACTTGAGATCCATTTGTTAGTCTTAAACTTAACCTATTATCTTCAGATGCTGCAATTCTTAACCACGATGGTAAATTTTGATAAGCAAATCTTACTTTGGTTACCATATTTTTTGCAGTCTCTTGTTTTGTTGCAATAACAAGAATGTTTTTATCCTTATTAAATAGCATTAACCATAAAGAATATGCGGATACTAAGGTAGAAATACCTAACTGTCTAGATTTATTAATTATTGAATAATCATTTTTTTGAAATAATCTCAATACTTTTTCTTGAAATGGATATAAATCAAATAGCTGTCTACCTCTTTTAGGATGCTGGATCATGTAATACTTCTTCATAAAGTACACAGGATCTGTTGCACATTTTACAAACTCCTCTTTTATTCTATCTTTTATATTTATCTGTTGTTCAGCCATTATCTAGTTCCTAAAAAAAGACCAATTATAAAAATACCCATAATTATTCTTTCTATTTTTTGAAATTTTAATTTTTTATCTTTAAACTTAATCTCATCTTTTAATCCAGCTACTAAAATTTTATAATTATCAGTTTGATCTTTTTGAGTTTTTATAATATTTTGATTATTTAGATCTTTATCTTTTAATAATGTTATAACAGAATCTTTACCAATAACTAAACTATCTAGATTATTAATAATTGTATCTTGTATTAGTATGACATTTTTATTAACTTCACATTCTTTTATATCAGATACAATAGATTTTGATACTTCTATTGGTAATTTTGTAGTATCTATTGAGTATTTTTTATATTCTGCAGGATATTTTTCCTTAAAAAAACTATCTACTTGTGTAGGCGTATATTTTATTTCAGGTTTTTCTACTATTGTTTTATACTTTAGTTTACTAACTTTAATTTTTAACTCTTGATTTTTTTTAGCTAAAAATAAATTACTTTCCTCTGTTAATTTAATTGAATTTGATAAACTATCATTTTTTAATAAAAATGAATCAACTTTTTTTTGTAAAGAATCTATTTTAGATTCATATGGTTTTGTATTAAAACTTTCTGGTTTATACAGAAATGTATACCAAATAACTAATCCGATTAATACTCCGGATAAAATAGAAATAAATAACTTACTCATAGATAATAATTTTGTTGTTTCTTATAAATATTTATTAATCAACAAAATCTTCTTGTGATAAAGTTTTCCTTAATGGTCTAGATAATTCTAACCATTTATCAAAATTATATTTAACTCCATAGATGTAATATTCATCTGGTTTAGCTAATGATTTTGGATAAATAATTGACGGTCCAGTAGCTGAGTGCGGTTTTACAATACCTTGATCATCTTCATATAGATGAAAAGTAATACCGTCTACTGTTGTAAGAGTTCGAAAACTTGATTCTTTTTTTGCCATAGATTTTATTTTAGTCTAATATACAACAAAGTATTTATAATATACTAAAATAGTTTTTAGTCTCTATTATAATTCATTATATGTCATAGTTGCGTCATAAGAAAAAGATTCAACTTTTACTTCAATACCAAATAAACTAAGGGCTTTATTATAAGATTCTTTTGCAAATTCTATTATTTTTTCAATTAAATTAGTAAAAAATTGAGATAATCTATCTATTAATTCTTTAAATTTATTTTTAATATAATCTGCTCCTTTTTGTATTATATTTGCTTCTAATAATACTTTTTTAGATTCAAATTTCTCTTGTAGTATTAAAGTTTTATTAAATTCATTTATAATTTCTTGTAATTCTTCTTTTACTGGCTTTTCTTTATAACCTTGCTGTAATGTTTTTGCTATTCTACTTCCAGATGTTTTAGTTCCAAATTTAGGGGCTATATATGCACTTGATATTTTTTTAGATGCTGTTTGCATTGGAATTACTTTAAAATCTGCAAAATATTTTTCAAATGTTAATATTTTATCTGCTGATCCTATAGATCCTGGGCTAAGCATCCCTTCTCCTGTTATAGATTCATATATAAATGTTTGATTGAATTTTGGATTTTGTTGTGCTTTTTTAAATATCTTATCAACAGTTTTATTTAAATCATCAGTATTTTTTTCAAATTCAGCAATTACTTGTTGTAGTGCTTTATTATTTATTTCACCTAAACCTTTTTTATCATATTTTTTTCCTTTATATATTCTACTTAATTTAAAAGAACTTTCTTTAGATAATTTTTTTAATCTATTTACACTTTTTCCAATTTCAACTTTAATTTCTTCATCATAATTTAATTTATTTATAGTATAATTAATTAAAGCTGTTGCTTGAGGAACTGATGCATCTAATACTCTAACAGCTGTATTTCCATTTTTTACAGAATACTTTGCAGCAGAAGTTGCAATATCTGTTTTAGATGTTACTTTTTTAATACCTCCAAAATTTCTCCAATCTTGAGTTGTTTCATATTGATTTTTACCTAATTGTTCAGCATTTGATGTATCTGGTAATTTAGTTATTGCATTAAAGTACAATTTTTCAATTGGCATACCAGATTTTTTCATATATTTGTTATAATAAGAAACAAGAAACATAGCATCTGGATCTTCAGAAGATAAAAATTCTGACATACTTTCTATATTCGTTATATTAGGTTTATTATTTATTAATAATACTATGACTTGTTCTGCAGCCGTAGACTCTGCTCCAGCTGCTTCTTTTAATAATAGTGATTCTAATATTTTAATCTCTTGTATATTAGTTGTTTTCATTTTGTTTTCTATATTTGATATTTCTGCTAATTCTTCTGGCGATGTTTCTGAGGTTTCTTCTGGTGTTGACTCTGCTCCTAATTCACTATCTGGTCCTTCTGCTCCTCTAGTAGCTTGTTCTGCTCCTTCAGGACCTTTTGTTTTTAATGGATTTCCAAATCTTAGTAATCTAGAAAGCGCTACCATAGCTCTTTCTTTCTCACCAATTGTCATTAAATAATAATTTTTACCTTGGATAGTTGCCTGATAAGCTTTACCCATAAATTGTAAAAAGAAAAACTGTCCATTATGTAAGACAATTTTAAATGTAGTTGGTTTTGGTGCTACTACATATATTGCAGTAACATATTCTCCAAAAGATGGAGTCATTAAATATTCAAGAGTTTTTTTAAGACCTTGATACTTATTAAGAATAAATGCCATAGGATTCTCTTCAAAAGTTTCACTAAACTCTTGTAAAAGTATACCCTTTAATATATTATTATCCACTTTTTTATTATTCATATATTATCTATAAATATAATTATAGTTCATGAAAACCTTTTGAAGCCTGATTTATATAATTTTCAGCATTAGTAATATGATCTTGAATCCAACCTGGTATATCTCTTTCTTCATTTCCTAATTTTTGTACTAAATCTGTTGCTGATTTTATAATAGACTGAAGACTACTTAATGCCATAGATACTTCATGATCTTCAGCTAATAATCTTTCTCTATAATATGATACATTATGCTTCATGCTATTTATAATTATGTATTTTTATTTATTTCTTTTGCTGCTTTTACTGCTAAATTATATGCTTTAGAACCTTTTCTTGCTGGTTTTTCTCCTCTAGCTCTTTGGGCTCTTATATTGTACCAAAGACCTTTATTTTTTTCTTGTAATTTTTGAGTTTTTGGCTCAAACCAATTTGAACACCACTTTGTAGGATCTTCTATTTGTTGACCAATTTCATCAACTAATTGATTAGTATTCATATAATCTGCATAATTTTGATTACTACACATATGCATATCATTTTCTTTATAATAATATTCACATACTGCACAACTAAATCCAACAGGAGAGTGCATATATGGTTTTTGTTCTCCGTTTTGATGTTCTCTTAGTAAGTCTATTAATTTTATCATATTTTTACCATTTTCTACATGACCAATATCTAGCTTTCCATCTTGGTCCTGGATTAGTATCACAGTGATGTCTTGCTCTAAAACTTTTTCTTCTTTTAGGATTATTCTTTTTTATATGAACTCCTTTTTGACCAAAATTAACTTTAACAACATTGCCTTTAGCATTTTTTACATAAACTTTGAATTTTTTAGTATCTCCAGCCATTGGTTTACCTAATGGTACTGTTCTACCTTGATATTTAGCTTCTAAAATAGGTTGTTGCCAACACTCTTTTATATATTCTGCTAAACATTGGGGGCAAAACTCTCCTGGATTTAATTCATGCATCATATTAGTGTAAGAATGTAAGTTTATATTTAGTAGATTCTATTAGATCAACAATTTCATCAACTTGATTTTGTATATACGAATCTTGTGGTATCTGGGTTCTAATGGTTTCTACAAATTTACATAATCCTTGAAAATATAATAAAGGATTTTGATCTTCTTTTATCATCGAAGTCATTCTATAGCCTCTAACAATACCATATCTGCCTTGAAATGATTCAGTTATACCATCTATTAAATCAATTATACCAGTATAATAGTCTTCCAATGCTTTATGAGCTGCAAAAGATCCAACACCTTCAGCTTGAAGATGATATATATGTGCTTGATTACGACTTTGCATTAAAGTCCCTATTAAAGATGCAAATTGTTCCATTATTTTTTAAATTTAATCTTCTTTTTTATTTAATTCTTTTTTTGACTTTTCAATTCTTTCTAATTTAGTCATTAAATCATCAATTTGACCAGTTATTTTTGCGATATGATCTCTATGTTGCTTTGCATTTTTAGGATCTTCTTTAGCTAACTTTATATGTTCTTTATGTTTTTTCTCTAATTGAGTAATTGCTTTTTTAATTTTATCAGATGTAGAAGATTTTTTTTCTTCTAACATAGCTTCTTGATTACAATGATCTTCATATAATCCTTGCGCCGCAGAGTTTGCCATTTCTTGATCTGGATATACTGCGTGGATTTGATCATGGGATATTTTATCTGTAGGAATTCCCTGTAATGGACTAAAAGGAGTTACTAAAGAATCTTGAGTACATCCAGAATATGGAATTTGTACAGCATATAAATCTGTTATAGCTCCATCAATACCTTCTTTTTTTACTTTTTTAGGAAGTCCTTTATGTTTAGTTGATGCATAATCAGTAACATCTCCTTTTTTCATTAATTTTGCCATTTTTTGGGCTTTAGGTGATGCTTCAGAAGGCTTCATATCACCAGTTTGTAGTGCATGAACTATTCCCATTAATTTTTGTTGTTGTTTTGAATGCGAAGGCATACTATAATGTTTTTAATAAATATCTATATTTTTTAGTTTATCCAAATTAGCTTTTATTTCTTCATACATTTTAGTTTTATCACCTCCAGACCAGCTTTCTATATCTCCTGCTTCTGAAATAAAACTATCTTTATCTAAAAACCACTGATTTAAAGCTTGTTCAACTTCTTCTAAACTAGCATTTTTATTAGAATTGATCATACTTTTTTCATACTGATTGTAAGAACCTTCAGTCTTCATGTTTGTTTCCATAATTACTACACAATCTAAACATTTTTTATGTATTGAATACATTTTTTTGTTTATTTCAGTAGATTTCATAGGTTTTCCACAACTAGGACAAGTTAATGGTAATAAAACTATACCTTTAAATTTATCTAATTTAGTAACTGTTTGTTTTATTCCATTTTTAATAGTCCATAATTTTTCATTTTCTTCCCAAATGTCTCCTTCTTTATGATCTATTTGTTTTTTTTCCCAACCTGCTGAAACTTGAGTTCTATCTCCTGATTTACCAGTTATGAGATTTCTCATTCTTTGTACATCACTCTTTTTAAACTCTTTTTTTAACGTAGACTCTTTTGGTAACATATAACTTATGATTTATTTTGTAATTCTAGTAATAATAATTGTTTTATTATTTGTTTATTTTCGTAAATTTTATTATTTTTTTGGCCAAACTCTCTCATTATTATTCCTGATACTGAGTTTGCTTCATTTTCTATGTCTGATCCAGTATTTCCATCATTATCACTTGTAAGTTGACCTAATTCATTTTGTTTATGATGAACTAATTCATGTGATAAAGTTCTTAATATATCTGCTAAATTTCTATTATTAATATATACTGTTAAAGTTTTATAATATGGATTATAACCTCCAAAACTACGATTTTCAGTAACCCATTTTATATCTGTTATAAATTCTATATTAGGTAAATGAGCTATTTCTAATTTTTGTTTACAAAAATCAATAAATTCATTTATAATTTGTTGTTTCTTATCTTGTTCCATATATTATATTATTATCTTTGAATAGCTCTATTTGCTGCAGTAAATCCTGATCTATTAACTAATTTTATGTCTCCTCTAGGATCTGAAATTACATAGCCCTCCCCTCCTGCTAGATCACCTATAGATGATTTAACTCCTAAATCTTGAGAATCTAATTGATTTATTAAATCATCTTTTATTGCTATTATACCTTGTACTGTTAAAAATAATTTATCTAATGATTTTATATTATTATTACAATATTCTATAATATTATTTTTTTTAATTTCAGATAAAGACGATTCTTTTTTTATAAACTCAATAAATTCTCTACTAGTTAATGATTTTAAATTATCTACTTTTGAATTTGTAAATTTATATAATAAATCAGGAAGATTTGAAATTTTCATAGATACTAATTTAGATTTGTCTAATAGTGTATCTATGTCTTTTGCATTAGCTGATATTTGATTTTTAATATTTGATATATTACTAATATTAACTTTGGGAGGACTTTGTATAAATACTGGGGGTACTACAAATAATCCAGAATTAGTGTTAAAATTATAGTCTGATATATTTTTTATAGGAATTTCTTGACCTTCTGTAGAAATATATCTATGTAATACAACACCTACTTTACTTGCTCCAATTTTTTTTCCCATATCACTATCAGCTAATACTGAATATGTAGTTATATTTGGTTTAAATACATAGTGATCATTTTCTATCTCTGGGGTAGATTGATATAATAGATCTCCTTTAAAAAATCCTTTTAAGTTTTTTGGAAAAGAATTTTTAAATATGTTAAAAATATTGCCCATACTATTTGCAAAATTAATATATTCTTTAGAAATAGGTTTACCAGATTTTTTTCCTCTATTTAAAAACATATTCTTTAATTCTTCACCAGAAGTTGCTTTACCATTATATCCTTTTGCAGTAAAACCAGATTTATCTGTTAGAATAAATTTACCATCATCTCCTACACCAAATATTACTGCAGGACTACCATCCCATTTTACTGATGCTTTATTTGGATCTTTAATTATAGATAACATAGTTGCTAGAGCTCTTTTTGCACCTTTACTACCTTCCCAATATGTTAAATCTTCTGGGTGTTGTATTCTTGCTTCAGCTTCATTTATTAGTTCTTCATTTAATGTTAATCCTTTTTTATCAAAATCAGTTTCTGCTTGTGCTATTAAGTTTTTATAATTGGGTTTATTTTTTATAATATTGATTATTGATTCTACATTAGATAAATCTTCACTAGTTGCTTTATCTCCTAATAATATTTTAGCAATTTCATCAGGATTTTTTGTAATAACTTTATTTGTTTGTCTATCTACTAATCCATTTATATAAGACCACTTTAATCCTAATGCTTTTGCAATAGATGACATTAATAAATGACGATCTACTCCTTTAAATTTAGAATTATCAGCACCTCCTTTCATACTAAATTTCATCCAGTCTCTATCTCCAAACATAAAGTCAGATTGTACATAACCATTTTTAGGATCTCCATTAATTGGAGTTTTTAAATGTACATTAGTACCAATTTTTTTAATATCGTTTTTTGAAAAATACTTAGACAATAAAGATACTAGATCATTTTTTGAAATTTCATTTTCATCAACAGCTAAATCTAAATCTCCACTACTGTCTTTTTTACCAGTAGTTCCTAACATATTATCTACTAAATCTAAATTAGTTATTTTCTCTAAATATTTTACAGTAGGTATTACATCTATTTTATTTATTCTTTGAGTAGCTTCTTTACCATCTTCAGTTTTAAAAACATGACCTCCTTCATTTAATAAATTCTTGCTAATACCCTCTACTAATATTTTTATTATAGATTCATTAATTTTTTTATTTTGTGTAAATTTTTTGTATAATAAATCTTGTAATTTAGGATCTTCAAATCCAAATATATACTTAAATAATTTAGAATTTTGTTTTGGATCTTGAGATAAAGCTTTTCTAATTTCTGTTCCACTCATTTCACCATATCCTGGTATTTCTAATGAAACATGTGGTGCTACAATTAAATAACCATGCTCTGTATATGGAGCTAGTGGTTTTTTTGGATCATATACTTGAAAATATGAGTCTTTTCCAGATTTTAATTTTCCTATTTTAAATCTAGGATCTTCTTGCATATCTTTAGATCCTACCATAAACACTATTGCTGTTGTATTAGGATCAAATTTAGATGTTATTTCTTCTGCTTTATATGGATTTTTAACTTGTATAAATTGATTGCCAATACCATATTTATCTGCAATCATTTTTTTCTCTTTAAAAGAAAGCGGACTTTTTGGTAAATCAACTTTATCAGATGTAGCTATAAATGTTTTATCTTTACCAAATTTACTAGCTAACCACTTATAAGCATCAAAATGATGGCGACCCATTGGTTGAAAACGTCCTGGGTACACTGCTATCACTGTTTTTATCATTTTTGAAAGTTGTTTACTAATAAATATCTATGCGGTTTGTTCTATTTTTGACTTTCCATCTATTTTATTCACCTCAATATGATGATCTACTATATCTCTCATAGAATCAATATGAGAAATAATCATAATAAATCTAAATTGTGTTTTTAAATAATCAAATAACATAGCCATAGATCCTAAATTTGATTGATCTAAAGCACCAAAACCTTCATCAATTGCCATAAAATTAGGTCTTGGAAGAGTTGATACATTAATTAATGATGTTCTAATTGCTAAGCTAGCTATAAACTTTTCCATACCAGAAGTAAGTTCTAATGGCCAATAATTATCTTCATCATACGCTATATAAGCATTGATATTTTTATCATCAGCCTGTAATATTACTGAAAATTCAACTAATTGAGCTAATATATTATTTATTTCTTCTTCTACTTGTGGTATTGTATTTGCTATTAATTTATGTGGTATACCATCTCTATGAACTGCTTGTAAATAGTATTGATAATCATTATATTTACTTTCTAAAACTTGAATTTTTTTAATTAAAGCTTCGTATTTGATTTTATTATTCTCAGCTAGTTTTTTATTTACTAATAATTCTGATATAGTATCATTTATTTCATTTAATTCTTGAGTATTTTTATCAAGATCTAGTTTAATTACTTTTATTTTATCATTAATATCTTTATTTTTTTCAATATCTTGTTGTTGATCAGTATATTTGTTAATTTTAGAATTAACTAATTCAATAAGTGAATCAGATTGTTTTATTTTTGAATCCAATTTTGATGATTCTAAAGTATATTTTGATGATTCATTAATTAACTTTTGAATATCTTCCTTAATTTTTTTATATTCATTATTTTTAACATTATAAGAATCTAAATTAATACATTCTTGTCTAAGATTTGAAATTTCAATAGTTAAATCTTCTAATTTTTTTTGTTCTTTTGGAAATTCTTCTTTAATTTCAATTGCATCTTTTACAAAAATATTATTCATACAAAAAGAACAATTAGGATCATAATTTAAGTCTTTTAATTTACTTAATTTATCTTCCATACTATCAACTTTTACAGTTAAAGCACTGTGATCAACTAACTTACTAGTATATTTTTTTTGCATTTTTTGTAAATTAGCTAATCCAATTTCTATGCTCTCAATATCTAATTCTACTAATTTATTAGTTAATTCTAATTTAGAATTTTCTAAATTTATTAACTTAGCTTTAACTTCTGAAGATGACATTAATAATTGATTTTTTGCATCTTCTATTTTTTTCTTTTGTGCTTCTAAATCAGATATATCTTCTAATACTTCTATTTTATTTAGATTTTTAGTTTCTTCTATAATCTGATTATTTAAATCATTTCTAGTAGTTTCAATTAATTGTTTAACTTGCTTTGCTTCTTTTAATTTAGAATTTAAATCTTTAATATCAATTTGATTGTTTTTTAAAAGTTCATGATAATCTTCTTTTTGATATTCTTTTAATAATATTGATATTTCTTTTACTTCATTATTTGCTATATTATATAAATCTTCAAAAATATTAATATCTAAAAATTGAGCTAATAAATCTTTCCTATCTTTTTGATTCATATCAATAAAACCAGTATTATTATTTTGCATTGACAATGCAGTTAATACAAAGTCTTCATAATTACCAACTACATTTCTAATATTATTATTTGTATCATTTCTCTCTTTACCATTTAAAGATATTTTATTTGCATCTTCATCGTAATAATAAAAATCTACATTTACTTTTGTATTACCATATTTTTGTTTAAAACCAGTTCTTTCTATAGTATATTCTAAGCCATTTAGTTCAAATACTAATTTACAATTAAATGAATCTGATGTACTATTCATAACTTGTGCTGCCTTTGAAGTTCTAGAACATTTATCAAAAATACAATATGCAATTGAATCTAATAAAGTAGATTTTCCAGAAGCATTAGGTGCAAAAATACCATATGTACCACTCATATTAGAAAAATCAATATAGTTATTTTCTCCATAACTAAACATGTTATTAAACTCAAATGTTTTTGGTACCCATATAGAATTTCTAGGAATTTCAGACTTAGGTAAAGAATTATTAATAGTTTTATTTAACTCACAAATATTTTTTATTGCTTTTTCACCTAAATCAAATTTTTCTTTTATAAATTCAGCTAATATAGTATTTTGATATTCAATATCTCTTATATCATTAACATTTAATTTTTTATTATTGTCTGAACTAGACCCAAAGTCTTTAATTCTTAATAAAGAAGTTTCTATAATATTATAATCTTGTTTAATATTAGATACAATTCTTTTTATTTCTGATTGGTCTGTGTTTTTATATTTTACTCTTAGATATAAATTTTTAGGTAAATTATCTGGAAGCTTGTTATAATTTCCTGCATCTACTTCTATAGTATAAAAACCGGTATCATTTTTAATTTCAATAAATTCAGATGCCTTAGATTCTAAATCCCAAACATAAATTCCATGAACTAATCCTTCAGCATGATTTTGTTGTATTAAAGATCCTGGATATCCTATTGTTTTACTTTCATTTAGATATTGTGTTTTATGTATATCTCCTAATAAAACTAAATCAAAACCATCAAAATCTTCAACTTCTACTTCATTTTCAAATAAAGTAAATTCAGAATCTGATAAAGCGCTATTAACAGGACCATGATATAATGCAATTTTAAAATAATTTTCATTAATCATATTAGCTGTTATATACGATTCTTTAGTATCAAAAACAGACCAATGTGAAAAAATAACTCCTTTATGAATATGTGTTGTGCTTCTTTTAAGATATACTAGGTTATCGTGGTTCAGAGCATTCACAATCGGAGTTAATGCATCAAGCCTATGATTATTATTCAAATTAGTATCATGGTTACCAGGTATCAATAAAACAGTTCCTATATCAGCCAAAGCTTTAAATAGATTTTGAACTTCTTCTATTAACTCAGGTGTAATATCTGTTTTTGCATGTACAATATCTCCAGTTAAACATATTAAATCATTTTCAGTTACATTATCTTTTAAATAATTGTATAATGATTCAAATACTCTTCTATACTCTTGATGTCTTTTAAAATTTCTAACGTGAATATCACTAATGTGAAAAATCTTTCTTATCATAATTAATTTACTAATCTTTTTAAAATAATATCAGCAAATGTAAATGGTTTTGCTGTATGTAATAATTTTGTCATTTTTTCAAACCCTAATTTAGATGGATCTTTACCTTCTAATTCTATTAAATAGACTTCTTTTCCTAAATTTAATAATTGTTCTGCATAATTTAAAGATAATTTAATAACATCATTATCTAATGCTAGATAAACAGTTTTTACTTGAGTTTGTACAAGCTTCATCATTAATGCATCAGGAATTACTTTACCAAATAATGGAATAGCATTTCTTTTTATTGCAATTGCATCAAGAGCTCCTTCACATAAAATAATTGGAGTTGACCAATTAATAAAATATTCCATGCCAATTATAGATTTTTTATCTACTGATGGGGCATCATATTTTAATCCAGGCTCTTTTTCATATGATCTACCAACAAAATAATTTAAATCACCAAACCTATTATAAGATGGAATAATAATTCTATTTTTATATTTCCCTGACTTACAATATCCTATATTATATTTTACAATGTCAGATAAAGTAATTCCTCTTTGTTTTATGTATGATATAGCTTGTCTATAATCTAGAGAATTATCATTTTTAGTTAATGATATAAATTCTTTAGGGAGTATAGCTTTATTGGTATTAACAATTTTTTGTATATTAATATTATCATTTTTAAAATAAGATTTCATCTCTTGAATCTTATCTATATCTACTTGTAACTTTTTAAATAAAGATACTGGTGTTTTCCCTTTAGTGGGTATTTCACATGTCCAACAATTATATTGGCCAGACTTAATATTAATAATAAGTTTTGGATTTTTATGCTTACATATAGGACAATGAAAAGCATAGTCACTATTTGTTTTAGATCCTTTACCTTTACCAAGAACATGTTCTAATAACCCCAAAACTAATAATTCATTTTCCATAATGTAAATATAACAAAAAAATACGAAAGAAAAAAATAATTTAAAAAAAGTATAAAAAAAATTTTTTTATTTGAAATATTTGTTGTATATTTGATTTTATTAACGCTGATTACTTAGGCTCTATACCATAGCTTGGTTAGATTCCATGAGTGAGATTTTAGACTAAGTAAATAAAATCAGCTACCAGGAGCTAAGACTAAGTATAATGTTTCAGGTATATAAAAATAGTTAGTAGTGAAATTTTAAGTGAATATCGGCTAAATCCGACGGTATAAATCCCGCTAGAGCTCTTAAATATAAACTATTGATAAAAAACAAAGTCAAATAATTATTAATATATAGAAATACTCTATATTAATATTCTATTTTTTATGGAAAAAAAAATAACAGAAAAAGAACTAGATGCTATCTATATCTATCTAGAAATAATGTTTGACAATATGAATAAAGAAGAACAAGAATTCTGGACAAAATTAATAACTGAAATAGATCCTGAAAATTATGACAATTAAACTATTAACATTAGAAACTTGCAGTAGGTGTAAAAAATTAAAAGACACACTTACTAATGCAAATATAAAATTTACTGAGATTACATGTGAGGATAATCCTAATGAATGTGATAAGTTAGAAATGATTACTAATGCTTCTATGTACCCTATGATTATAGTAAATAGTAATAAAACAACAAATACTAATATTATCTTTGAACCTGATAATTATAAAGATTTAAAACCTCCATATCATTATAGAGATGAAATTTGGTTAAATCCAGTTAACTCTGTAGATAGAATGTCTGAAATTGTAAAAAGTTTAGTATATTAGCATTATGAAAAAATTAACAGCAGAAGAAATTATAGAGAATTTAAGTAAATTTTACTCTTATATTGACAAATACATATCTGGAGATAGAAAAGATAAATTATTATCTTTCTATAAAGATATAGAAGAATTATTAGTTCTTGCACCTGCATCACCTAAATTAGACTTCCATAATTGTTTCCCAGGTGGATATATTGAACATGTAAATAGAGTAGTTGAGGCTTCTTTAATTATAGAAAAAGTCTGGGATAGATTTAATCAAGTTAAAAATTATACAACTGAAGAATTAGTATTCTCAGCAATTAATCATGATTTAGGTAAATTAGGAACTACAGATAAACCATTCTATATACCAAATGATTCTCAGTGGCATATTGAAAAACAAGGTGCATATTACAAATATAATCCTGAATTATCTCATATGAGAATCTCAGATAGAAGCTTATTTGTATTACAAACAGCAGGAATTCCAGTTACTGAAAATGAATATATTGCAATTAAAATTCATGATGGATTATATGAAGAAGGAAATAAACCTTATTATATAACATATAGTCCTGAATCAAAATTAAAAACAAATTTAGCATATATCTTGCATCAAGCAGATTTTATGGCAAGTAAAATAGAACCACAAATAAATAAATAATATGATAATAGCAATTACTTTATGGGGTATTACCATAATAGGTTATATAATATATAATCTTTTTACAAAAAACAAAAAATTAGAAAATATAGTTTATAAACAACAGTATTTTATTGATGGAATAAAAGATTCCATGAAAGAAATAAATAAAGCTGCCGAACAAATTGATTCTAAAATATGGGTACAATCTGATCCAGAATTTTTAGTTTTAATGGAAAATGTTAAGATAATGCAAGAAAGTATTAATCAATTTATATCTGATAAATAATATATGATAGAATCAATAGTAAAAGAAGAAGAAATTCTACTTACTAAAAAAGGTGAGCCGAGGAAAAGAAAACCAAAAGTAAAAAATAATTATTTTACTTCAGAAACTGAAGAAGCTATTTTAAGATATAGAAGTACAAAAAGCTTAGCAGAAAGAAATAAAATTTATAATCAACATATACATTATGGATTTTATAAATTAGTTGAAAATATTATTCATACATTTAAATTTTATTATACAGAAGTTGATAATATAGAAGATTTAAAATATGAAGTAATATCTTTTTTATTACAAAAATTAGACTTATATGATCAATCAAAAGGTAAGGCTTACTCTTATTTTGGGACTATTACTAAAAGATATTTAATAGTTTATAATCAAAAAAACTATAAAAAACTATTAGCTAAAACAGATATTGGAGAGCAGCATGATGATAATGCATTAGTTAATAGTATAATTGTTAAAGAACCAGAACCAGAATTAGATAAACTTGATGTTGTAGAATTATTTATTAAAAAAGTAGATGATAGTTTGTTTGAACTTTTTGATAAACCTGATGAATTAAAAGTAGCTGATGCAATACTAGAAATATTTAAAAAAAGAGAAAATATTGATATTTTTAATAAAAAAGCAGTTTTTATATATGTAAAAGAAATAACTGATACTCAATCTAATACAATTACTAAAGTTATTAAAAAGTTAAAGGTTATATATAAAAGCATATTAAATAATTATATTGAAAATAGTGACTATTAATATTTATTTAAAAGAGAATGGATTTAAATACAATTATATTTAAAGATAAAACTTTATCTGATTTAGTTGAAGAAGTTTATAGTAAGCATAAAAGTCAAGATAAAACTATTAAAGATGAAATAATAAGACTTTCTGATATGATAGAAACTCCTGGAGATGCTATAGTTGTAGTACCTCTTTTAAAAGGATTTTTAGACTCTAGTTTAAAAAATGATGAAGTACTTATGAAACTATTAACTGTATTTCAAAAATCTGCTGAATCTAATAAAAAAGATAGTGCTGATGATAATGGAATACTTACTGAAAAAGATATAGAACAATTATTTAGTGATGTTACGTCATTAAAAATACAGGATCATAAAAACCTACCTAGCGCATAATGTCAGTATTTGGACAAAAATTTGATTCTAATTACGGTAATACTACAGGCCAATATTTTCAAATTGGTAGGGTTAAGTCTATTGTAATGGGTCCTACAATACCCGGTACTAATAAAATAGATCCTGATTATCAAAGTAGTTCAGATATTGGTAAAATAAAATATGAATTATTATATTCACCACTAAGTACATCTAAATCAGCTGCGGTATCTGAACCTGCGTATCCTATTTTTAATTTTGTAAGAAATTTTCCTTTAGTAAATGAAATAGTTTTAATTTTAGCAGGTCCATCGGAAATGTTAAATGATGGATATAATAATCAACAATTTTTTTATTTTCCACCATATTCAATATGGAATAATCCTAATCATGGAGCTTTTCCAAATATGTCAGAATATGCAGATTTTTTAAATAAAAATTCTAATAAATCAAATTATATAGGTACTGCAATTAGTAGTTCTACTTTGCCTTTAGGATATACATTTACTGAAGATCAAAAAGTAAAAAATTTACAACCATTTGAAGGAGACATTTTATTACAAGCTAGATTTGGTCAATCTATTAGATTTGGAAGTACAGTTCCAGTAATGAAAAAAAATAATAATTGGTCAAATTCTGGTAATAATGGAGATCCTATAACTATAATAGTTAATAAACAAGGTACAAAATCCTTAACTAGTAAATTTGATGCAACTGTTGAAGATATTAATAGAGATGGATCTAGTATATATATGACATCTACTCAAGAAATATTTTTAGAAGATATAAATAGTTTTCCATTAAATTCTTTTGGAACTTCAATAAGTCCAGTTGATCAACCAGTTATAGAATTAAGATCAATACCATTAACAAATGAAATTATTCCAGCAGATGAACAAGATAAAAATAGTATAGGAAATGTATCAACCTAAATTTCCATATCAAAATAATCAAATAATATTATCATCAGATAGAGTTTTAATACATTCTAAATCTGATAGTATTTTTTTATTTGGTAAACAATCAGTATCACTATCATCAACAAAAACTATTAATTTAGATTCTATTGATAAAGTATTAATAGATTCTCCAATTATTGAATTAGGTCATAAAGCTCAAACTGAAGGAGAACCGGTAATATTAGGTAATACTTTAAATGATCAACTATCAACATTAATTAATGGAATTAATACAGCTGCTATCTTATTAAAGCAAGTTTCAAGTGGTAACTTAGGAGTTAGTATGGAGGTTATAAGACAAGCTGCTGATTTATTATATAATGCATCTAATGATGCAAAAGCTTATATAGATACAAAAGCTACATTATCTAAAAATACATTTACAAAATAGTGGAAAAATCTGGAGATAATATAATAAATAACAGTAGTTCAACTACTAATATTAATACTACTAGTGCAAAAGGATTTGAAAAAGCTATTAGTAATATATCAACATTTGTAATAAAGTCTCAAAATAAATTTAATAAAATAGTATATGGTGATGTAAGAAAAAAATATGCTACTAATAAAAAATCTGCTAATACTGGAGATGTTAATACTGCTTTAAATAATGGACTTTTATATGTTGTAAATGAAATTGCATCTGTTGATTTATGTAATATAACAAACTATTTACTTAATAAACAAAATACAGCTGTAGGAAATTCTAATTTTGATCCTAAAGTAGATCCAAATACTTTATCTCCTAGTGATAGAAAAAAGTGGAAACTAAAAAAAATAGCATATGATGTACAGACTTATATAGATGATTATAAAAAAGATTATACTGACTCAAAAAATGAAGAGAGTAAAATAAAATTATTTGTATTAACATCAAAAATTAATAATAGCTTTAATATATTATTAGGTCCAAAAGAAGGATTAAATGATCCAGAATTAAATAAAGATTTTCCTGAATTATCATTATTAACTAATTATATAAAAAATGCATTAGGATTTTTTAATAGATATACTGATATAAGGCAAATACCTAATGAAGATCTTCAAAAATTAATTCAATATGTTGATAAACTTAGAGGAATTTGCATAGCTATACAAGGTTTAAAATCAGTATCATCAGTAATAAATTTATTAGGAGCTAGTAATATAGATGCTAATTTAAGAGAACAAATATCTAAAATACAAAAATTAGTACCTATAGATAAAATTAATGATCTATTAAAGTCGGTATTAAACACAGCTACTAATATTAATTCTATTGCAAAATCAATACTAGGATATATTAATACTGCTAGGGTATTAATAAGACTGGCAGTATTACTAATAAAAGTTTTTAAAATAATTATAAAATTTTTAAAAGCACTTCCAGTACCATCTTTATATTCTACAATAGGATCTATATTAAGTTTATCTGATAATCTCCAAACTAAATTAAATAAGTTTGTTGAAACAACTACAGAAAGACTAGAACAAATAAATACAGTTTTAACACTTATAGTAGTTTTTGTAACTAATATTATAATAGTAATAGATGAAATTATTCAAAAATTACTTATATTAAAATTAAATTTAGATAATTGTGCGTCTCCTTTAATTGGTGATTTAGATAATACTATTAAAGATTTATCATCAACAAGAAAAGAATTACAAACTTTTTTAGATGTTTATAATAATAATAAAAATTCTGCTAATAATAAATTTGGAGATTATACTATTTCAATAGTTTCTGAGGAAATAACAGATGAATCTATAAAACTTAAAAGACGATATGGTATCGCTACAAACTCAAAAGGATATATTATAGTTAGTACCACACCAACATTTGCATCATTGGATCTTATAATTCTTAATGAAGTAAAAGTACAATTAGTTTCTAAAGGATTAGTAGATGCCGATTTAAAAACATTATCTACTCAAGAGATTCAAGTATTAACTGAATCTTTAAATTACCTTCAAGAAGGAGATATAAATATACAAGATATTACAACAGATCTTCAAGATGTTAATTTTACTGATTCAAATGATACATTAGAGATAGGATCATTTGTAGATAACTTATCTGGTGGTAAAAAATTAAGAAAAAAAATAAAAAATAAAATGTCAAAAGCATCTTATACATTAAATAGTACTTTAGCTAATACTGATGGATCTAGTAATTATTCTAAAGGTATTAATATTAAGGTATAAAAATTAATAAAAACAATATTTATAAAATATGGCAAAAATAGATTTACTAAGAAAACTAATAAGAGAAGAGCTTACTTATGTTATTAAGCAAGAGCTCCCTAAATTATTATCTGAAGTTAATAAACCTGCTATAATAGATCCTAAAAAGAACTTGCAAGAGTCAATAAAGTCTAAAATACCAGGTACTTTAAATACTTCTAGACCCCCAGTTCCTAAATTTACATCAAACAATCCATTAGCATCTTTATTAAATGAAACTGCTAATAGTATGTTAAATGAAGATATTTCTATGACTTCTGATGATGTACATCCATCTTTAGGATTTCAACCTAGAGAAGCTAGAGTTGGAGATATAAATAGTATGTTAAGTACTGCAAGAGCTAGTAGTAATTTAGATGCAGTACAAATAAATGAAGTTCCTGATTTTACAGGACTTATGAATAAACTAAAACAATCTGGTCAAATATAATGGCATACGGACTTAAGAAAATATCACCTTTAGATTTAAAACCATCTACAGCAATTGGAGTTAAAATACCTTTTGATGCACCTGCAGTTTTTTCTTCTGTTTATACTACAAAAGACCAAATAAAATATAATATAATTAATTATTTATTATCTGATCCTAGAGAAAGACCATTTGTTATTAATTTTGGAGCTGGTTTAAGAGCTAGATTATTTGAGCAAATAGATCAATATACTTTTGATGATATGAAACAATCTATTACTACTCAATTAGAAAATTATTTTCCACAAATACAAATAATTAATTTAGATATAATTGGAAATCCTGATTATAATTCAATTAATATAAAATTTAGTTATAGATTATTAAGATCAAATGAAAATGATTCTATTATACTGACTATACAAAACGCATAATAAAAATGTCTAACGAAATCGATATTAAATATTTAAATAAAGACTTTTCATCATTTAAGTCAGATCTTATAGAGTACGCAAAGTCTTATTATCCTACAGTATATAATGACTTCAGTCAACCATCTCCAGGGTCTATGTTTATTGATATGGCTTCTTATGTTGGTGATGTATTATCTTTTTATTTAGATAATCAACTACAAGAGTCATTTTTACAATATGCAAAACAAAAAAATAACTTATACACTATTGCATATATGTTAGGTTATAGACCTAAAGTAACATCTGCAGCAATAGTTGATTTAGATGTATATCAACAAGTTCCTTCTGTTATAGTAAGCGGACAAACTATACCTGATTTCTCATATGCTATGACTATAGAGCAAGGCATGCAAATAAAATCAAATGTTAATACATCTGTATTATTTTACGTACCTCAAAAAGTAGATTTTGCTACATCATCATCTTTAGATCCTACAACTGTTGAAGTATATACTGTAGATGGATCTAGTATTCCTACATCATATATCTTAAAAAAGACTGTAAAAGCTATTTCTGGTGAAGTTAGATCTAAAGATTTTTCATTTACAAATGCACAAAGATTTACTAAAATAACTTTAGAAGATAATTCAATTATTACTATATTAAATGCTATAGATGTAAATGGTAATACTTGGTATGAAGTTCCATATTTAGCTCAAGATTATATATTAAAACCAGTAGAAAATACCGCTATTAATTATCCAAGTTTATATCAAGATTCAAATCAGGTTCCTTACATAATCCAAAAACAACAAGTACCTAGAAGATTTGTATCTAGATTTAGAACAGATGGTTCTTTAGAAATAGAATTTGGTTCTGGAGTTAATTCAGCTTCTGATAATTCTATATTACCAAATCCTAATGAAGTTAGTGTTGGTTTAACTGCTGGCGGATTAAGTAGTTTATCCACTGCTTTTGATCCTACTAATTTTGTAACTACTCAAACATATGGATTATCTCCTAAAAATACTACTATAAAATTTAATTATTTAGTAGGTGGTGGAGCTTCTGCAAATGTTTTATCAAATCAATTAACGCAAATAGTATCTTATACTGTATCAGGTAATACTACTTATCAAAATACAATAGCAGTAAATAATCCAAACCCCGCATCAGGAGGAGGAGATGGAGAGACTGTAGAAGAATTAAGATTAAACATAGCTAATGAATACCCTACTCAATTAAGAGCTGTTACACAGCAGGATTATTTAGCAAGAACTTTAAGTATGCCATCTAAATATGGTAAAATATCTAAAGCATATATAACTAAAGATGATACTATATATAACAAATATACAACTTATGATATTAGTCAAAAAGATCCTTTATTAGTTAGTTTATATGTTTTGGGATTAAATAACAATAACCAATTAGATTATCCATCTCCAGCGTTATTAGAAAATTTAAAAACTTATTTATCTGAGTATAGAATGTTAACTGATGCTATTAATTTAAAACCTGCTTATATTATTAATATTGGGTGTAATTTTGAAGTTACTATAAGACCAAACTTTACTAGCCAGGATGTTATTGCTAGATGCATATTAGAATTAAAAGATTATTTTAATATAGATAATTGGCAGATAAATCAACCTATAATTATAGGAGATCTTTATACATTAATAGATAAAGTAGATGGAGTACAATCAGTTAAATCAGTTAAAATAGTAAATAAAACAGGTGAATTAGATGGTTATTCAAAATATTCATATGATATTTTAGCTGGTACTTTAAATGGAGTTATATATCCTTCATTAGATCCTTCTATTTTTGAAGTTAAATATCCAAATTCTGATATTCAAGGTAGAGTAACAACAATATAAAAAATAAAAAATGGCTGTATATAAATTATTTGCATCTGCAGACGCATCAATATACTCAAAACAACCTTCTATTAATACTGGTTTAGATGAGATTTTAGAAGTTGCAGTATTAAATTTAAATAATCAATCTACAAATTTTGTAGATCCAGTTCCTCAAGAACCTTTATTGTCAGATAATATAAGGAGATCATTAGTTTATTTTAGTAATGAAGATTTAGATATTATACAAACATTAACAACAGGATCTTTTAGTGCTAATTTAAGATTATATTTAGCTAATGCAGAAAACTTAACAACTACATATAATTTAGAAGTTGGTCAAGTTGCAGAAAATTGGAATATGGGTACTGGAAAATATTTTGACTATCCAAATCCACAAAATGGAGTGTGTTGGTATAGCCCAGATCAATTTAATGGTACATACAATTCGTGGACTAATACTACATATTATTTAACTCCTGGGGGAGGGAATTGGACTGGTACTTTAGTTAGTCAATCATTTAGCTATAAAGATAATAAAGATCTAAACATAAATGTAACTGGTATAGTTAATTCTTGGTTATCAGGATCAACTAATGCAGGATTTATTATTAAACATCCTATAGCAATAGAAAGTAATTCTGGTAGTTATATAGGTCTTAAATTCTTTTCTGTTGATACACATACTATATACCCTCCTACATTAGATATTAAATGGGATGATAGTATTTATATAACTGGAAGTTTATCTACTATTAATAGTTCTTTTTCTGTTATTACCTTAGCAAATAATCATGATACATTTAAATATGGTACTGGTAAGTATAAAGTTATAATTAATGCTAGAGATCAATATCCCGTAAGAACTTTTACAACTTCATCTTTTTATACAACAAATAAAGCTCTCCCTTCTAGTTCATATTGGTCAATACAAGATGTTAAAACTGAGGAGGTAGTAATTGATTTTGATACACAATACACTAAAATAAGTTGTGATGGTGTTAATAGTTATTTCAATCTATATATGAATGGCTTAGAACCTGAAAGATATTATAAAATAGTAATTAAAGTTATATTATCAGATGGTGAATCTTATTTAGTGGATAATAATCTAATATTTAAAATAGTTAGATAATCATGAATAAAAATGTAGATTTAGTTAAAGAAATTTATGGAATAAATACTTATTCAAAAGCAGTAAATACTAATTTTTCTGAATTAATAAAACCTGTAGAACAAGTACCTATTGAATCTGTTACGGTAGATCAATTTTTTGAATATTATGATCAATTATTTTTTAATATACCAGTTTCAGGATCTATAAATTCTCATACATATATAGTAGAAAAAAGTCAACAGTATATAGGAGGATCTGTATTAGATGCAGAAAAACAAGCATTAATTGAAGAAATAAATTCTTTAAGGCAACAACTTTTAGAATTAAATCAAAACTTTACCAATATTAACAATCTATTATAATGGAGTTAGTTAACGTCTCATATTCAGGAAAAGGTATTACACCAGAAAATTTAATACCAGAAGATCAATCTTTAATTTCATCTAATTATATAAATAGTCAGTTTGGAGCCCCAGATGATTATCTAGAATTGCATATATATGATGAAAATAATAATTTACTAACAATAGATTACGATGCATCAGATTATTATCCATATCTAACATCAAATCCTAAAAATAATACTTTTTCAAGTATATCATTAGATCCAGAAACAGATGTTAAAAATAGAGGATTTAATAGAGGTACATTAAATGTACAATATAATTTTTATAAAAAATTATTTAATTCACAATATGGTTTATTTTATTGGATAAAAGAAATATCAACATCTAGAACTGAAATAAAATTAACTTCACAAAAAATTAGTGATTTAAATATAAGAACAGGTTTTAATACATATCAGAATTATATATCTTTAAAAAATTATTATCCTGTATTTTACTTAAATTTTGGAAATAATCAAATAGTTGTTGCTAATAATGTAGCTTATACTGAAGATTCTGAAGGTAGTTATTTAATTATTAAATTATATGAACCTTTACCTACTGATTTTGATTTAAAATCACAATTATGGATAGTTGATAAAGTTGCAGAATCTATTAGCTTTACTGTACAAATTCAAGTTGAAGCTGAAAATATACAAAACTTAAATCAATTACAAGGACCTAATTATAATGTAGTTGTTAATAATAAAAATGGACAAACAACTCCTTACTATAATTATGATAATTTATTATCCAGTCCAGTAACATCATCATATCAAAAACTATTAAGCTACTATCAAGATAAGTCTGTTGATATTAATGTAGATTATAGTGATTTTAAAAATTTTATACATTTTTCAAGTGCTACTGAACGAGTTAATAATTTTGTTTATAAATTACAACTTATAGAAACTTATAAGGCTCAACAAGAAAATCAAAATTCTATTTCTGGAGGATCTCAAAATATACAATATGCATCATCTTCTATTAGCTTAGCTCAACAATCTATAAATAATATTATAGAAAAATTTGATACATATGAATATTTTTTATATTTTGAATCATCTAGTTTTGCGTGGCCAAAAAGTAATAATACACAACCATATGAGTTATATTCAATAACTTCATCAGAAGCTGTTAATTTTTTAGGATCTACAGATATTGTACCAACACCAGGTACTCAATCACTTTTATTTTCAGCATCTTATTATGATAATACTAATAAAGATTTATTACATAATTCAATTCCTCAATATATACTAGATGACTCAAATAACCATCCATACATTACTTTTATTGATATGATTGGACAGCATTTTGATAATATTTGGTTATATTATAAAGACTTATCTAATAGATATAACAATACAAATAATCCTAATGATGGTATTTCTTTAGATGTAGTTGCTGATACACTTAAAGGTTTTGGAGTTCAGTTATATACAAATTCAAACATATCTGATAATTTATATTATACATTATTTGGAATAAATCAAGATAGTTCTTTATTACCACCAACTGGATCTGAGGTAATTAATGAATATGTTACATCTAGTATTGATACGCTACCTGCGCAAACAATACAAAAAGAATTATACAAAAGATTATATCATAATTTACCTTATTTATTAAAAAGTAAAGGTACAGAAAGAGGAATAAAAACATTAATTAGTTGTTTTGGTATACCTGATGATATTTTAACTGTTAGAGAATTTGGAGGATCTTTTATAAATTCTTTAGACGGTATTTATGATTTAGATTCATCTGAAGATAAAATAAACATTATTACTAGTAGTATTGAAGGAGTTAATCCAAATCTAGAAAAAAATGTACATTTATTAAATCCATATACAAGTCTTCAATACTATGAAAATATTAGTAGACTTAATAATACTAATATAGAAGTAGGATTTTCACCATCAGATACTATAAATAAAAATATATCAAGTTCTTTAGGATATTTTAATATTGATCAATTAATAGGAAATCCTAATGATCAGTATTCATCTTCATATAAAAATCTAGTTAGTCAAAGTAATTCTTATTTTTCAAACTATACACAACCTAATAGTATATGGGAATATATAAGACTTATTAAATATTATAATAATTCTTTATTTAAAATGATAAAGGATTATGCACCTGCTAGATCAAATGTTTCTACTGGTATTATAGTAAAATCACATATATTAGAGAGAAATAAGTATAAACGTAATGAGCCTGATACACAATATGAAAATAATTTATCTGAGTCTATAGATACTGCATTTATTTCTGCATCATATGGTGGTAGTATAATAGATTCCACAGAAAATAATTTTTTAATTACAAGTCCTTTAGGATTTATTCAATATACTAGCTCAAATGGAATAGAAAAATATACTGGGGAATTAGGTGGTACGGAAGTTATAATTACTAATGGATCTGCATTTAATCAAACTGAAATTTCAAATTTACCAGGTTCTTCAAATAATTTTATAACTTATTCATTAGGTGCTTTATATCAAAACGTAACAGAATCTGTAAAATCTATTTATTTATTAGATTTAGATTATAATTCAGATCAAACAAAACCTGTTAATTATGGACTAGTAACAAAATCATTAAATGATTCGCAAGTTAATAATTATGCTGATTATACAAATCCTATGAGTCCATATGCTCAAGTTCAAGATTATAATTATTTTTTACAAAGATCAATACTACCTAGATATTCAGGGTCTTCAGTAGAAAGCGCAGACTATACTTTTTATACTTCTGGGGATAAGTCATATGGTAAAAACGCTGCTATTGACAAAATTAAATATCAATATGGATATTTAGTTGATATATATTCATCTTCATTCCAATTACCAGGTAGAGCAAATGCGCAGATAAAATATATTATAGATGATAATGAAAATATTTTAAATTTAACAAAAACAAATACTAATATATTTGAAGTACAAAATATATTTAGATCTGGTGATGCTGTTGATATTTCATTATTTGATTATGATCCAGATAATGCAGATTCTCAATATTTGACTAACAATTCAAATGTATCAGTTTATAGAGGAGGATTTAGATATTCTCCAATATTATATAATCCAAATGCAGCTGCCTCACTAACATATAAATTAGTAAATCCTATAATACAGACTAATACCGTTATAACACCAGGATATCCTGTATATTCTAATCCACCTGCTGGATTTGAAAAAACTAACTGGGTTATAGAATCTACTACGTATTATGATAGTTTATATAGTCAATTATTTTATTCTGTAACGGCATCATGTCCTAGTATAATAAGCCCAAATACTAGTCCTGTAAAATTAATAGTAACTTGGGAATCTGATCCTATAGAAGGCCAATCTTTACAAATAAGAACTGGTCAATTTTCTATAACTGAAAATACTATAGCTAGATATGAATTTACATTACCAGCAGCAGTTCAACAATCTCCATCAGTTCAGTGGAGCGTTCCATATATTAATACGGTTCAGCAAGTTAGTACAAGCCCAGGTGGTACTAGTACTAGTCAAACTTATATTACTTCAATAACTGATACAAAAAATAATTTAGTATTAATAGAACCTAATAGAATCCAATTATCTCCATCACAATCATTTTTTTATGGAGAATTAATTCAGACGGCTAGTTTAGAGCAAACTTCTGATCCATATAATTTAGAAAAACCAGTATTTCCTCTACAATTAAATAAAGGTGATTTAGTTAGATTATTTAATTATACTAGTAGTTGGGGACGTTCTGATGAATATATAGTTAATGAAATAAATGAAAATTATAATGGATTTGTATCATTTACTGTAGATAGAGCAGTTAACTATTCTAACACTAAAGACTATGGAGTAGCTATGCAACAAGTTTATGCAAATGGACCTAGTAGTACATATGGATCAGGATCAATAATAGAAAAATATGTTATATTAAAAATTTTACCTGATGAAACTAATGTAATTTTAGATTTTAATAGTACCTCTAATATACAATCTGATGGAATATTATTTCCTAAATATATAGATGAGAATGTTAAATTAAATTCAGGTAATGTAATAAAATCATTAACTCAACAAAATTTACTACCTGGTGGTAATCAAACTAATATTATTTTACAGTAATAAACAATAAAAAATAATAAACTAATATATTTATTTATAAACACTAAAACTTATGTCATATTTAAGCAGTACATCAGTAGTTGTAGATGCTATCCTTACAAAAAAAGGACGTGAATTACTAGCTCGTAATGATGGATCATTTCAAATTACTCAATTTTCATTAGCAGATGATGAAATAGATTATACTCTATACAATCCTAATCATCCGTCTGGATCTGCGTTTTATGGTGAAGCTATTGAAGCTATGCCAATATTACAAGCATATCCTAATGATACTGAAATTATGAGATATAAATTAATAACTCTTCCTAGAGGAACTGCAAAAATACCTACTTTAGATCTTGGATATAGTTCTATTCAAATTAAACAAGGTGCTTCATTATCTATAACTCCTCAAACACTAAACTATTTAAGTGCTACTTCTACATTTGAACAATCTGGATATACTGCTACTATAGGTGATGTTAGAACATTAAGTTCATTTAATGGAGTTGGTATTAATACTGCAGAAGCTACTAGTTTAAATTCAACAGTAACTATAGGAACAAACGTAAGTAAAACTGTAATAGGTACATCAATAAACTTAACTGCTACAACAGTAAATACTTTATTTGGATCAAATACATCTTTATATACTACATTAGTAGTTGTTGGTAGAGATTCTGGTGCTAGAATTAGTATTCCGGTTACAATTATAAAAGTTAACTCATAATAAATTAAAATATGTCATTTACTAAATTAGATCCTACTGATTTTGTAGTATCATCAGATTCTGTTGTTGCTCCTGCATGGAGTAATGGAGCCACTATCCTAACATCATTTTATACAGCATCTGCTTCTATAACAGGTAGTTATTATATAGATGTATACAATGCACCAGTATCAAGTGTTACATCATCTATACAATTTTCAATAGCATATGGAAGATCGGACGGTTCTGGATCTGCACCATTAAATTCATTAATTCCTGGATATTCTCCAACAAGAATTACTTTTGGTCAGTATAGAAATTTAATTTATGGTGATGCAGAATCTCCAGTAAATTTTGGAAATGGTAATACATCATCAATAGATTTAATAGCTATTCCAATTGATAGAAATAAGTATAAAGAAGGTTTATTTCCTGGTACATTTAATTTAACTTTAGCTGATGTTAGTGGTAATAAATTATTATTAACAGATAATTCTAATGATGTTAGTACTATTAAGTATGTTGATGGAGGTAGAGTTTATGATATTATCTCTGGATCTAATGGAACAGCTATAAATAGTCCTTTATTATCTGGAGCAGGTACAAAAGGATATACTGCATCTGGAAGTTATGGTTTAATGCTACCTGATTTAGGATTAATAGTTTTAAATCCCAAAGCATTAGGACTTGCAGTAGGATCTGGTGGACTTAATGTTTCATTTAATCCTGGAACTACTGTAGCTGCATCATCTACTAATCATGAAACAATATTTCAATTAATTAATAGAGGGCAAAACTTTCAATTAAATTCACAAGAAACTATATCTTCTGATTATATATTTGTTAGAATTAAAAACTCAGAATATAATTATACTACAAATCCATCATTTATTTCTGGTTCTGGTACTATGATATATTCTAATTTTATTAATAGCCCACAAACATTTCCAACTACTGTAGGTTTATATAATAATAATAATGAACTATTAGCTGTAGCTAAAATGTCAAAACCATTAACAAAAGACTTTACTAAAGAAGCACTTATTAGAGTTAAATTAGATTGGTAAAATAAAATAAATGAGTAGATCATCAAATAGTTTAAAAACATCGGATGTTACAACTACTCCTATTAAAGTAAAGTATACATCATCATTTAACTGTAGTAATGTTAATAATGCTGGTATAACTTTTTATAATGGGATTAATGGATCTGTATCATCTACAGGATCTTTACCTATTGAGACAATTAATTATTTATCTACTAAACATTTATATTATTCTAATTACGTAGCTAAATCATTACCTTTTTCTGCTTCAAATTACGACAATTATTTATATTCACTATCTAATACTGGATCCTATTCAACTTCTAGTTATGATAATTTTTTACAATCAACTGCTGCATCAGGTACATTAGATGCTGATTTAAGATATTTTCCAACTGAATCTAATAGTAGTGTAAGAGTAATATCTATTCCTAGAAGTATTTATGGAGAAAATATAAGTAAAAGAAGTTTTGTTTTAAGTTCACCAAATTATTATATTGTTGATGATGGTAATGGTAATTTAATAGATACATCAGAAGAATCATACTATAATTACTTGATGTATGATACCCCTGAATTTACTGATTGGTATGTTAAACCAGAAATAGCTCATGTTGGAAATATTATATATAGTCAAGGAATTGTAATTATTACAAATCCAGATTATCAAAATATATTACCGTATGAACCTATAGCAGTAGATGATTCTGGCACTTTCTATCAAGAAAATCTTAATAAAACACTTGATATTTTAAGTAATGATATACCAAAAACTGGTATTATAATACCATCTACAGTAACTTTATATGAAGGAGATTATAATTTATTTAGTATTAATACGTTAAATGGAAATGTTACATTAAATTCAACAACACCAGGCAGTTATTATACATATTACACTGTACAATCACAAATATTAGGAGGTTGCTATCTTACTAGTAATAAAGCTAAGATAACTATAAATGTATTACCGACTATTACTACAACTACTACTACAACAACCACAACCAGTACTACAACTAGTACGACTACAGCAGCTCCTACTACCACTAGTACAACAACTAGTACGACTACTATAGCTCCTACTACCACAACAACCACAACCAGTACTACAACTAGTACTACAACAACTGCACCTACAACTACTAGTACAACCACTAGTACTACTACTGTAGCTCCTACGACTACTAGTACTACAACTACGACTACTACAATAGCACCATTACCAACAACATTATTTGTATCCGCACGAGATATTGGTACTGGAATAAACCCTGCACCAACATTATATTATAAAATAAATAGTCAAATAGATCCTAGTGTATTAGGGGGAATTTCTACCGCAACTTGTGATTTAATCGGGTCACCGATTCTACTTAATGTAGGCGATGTTATTGTATTTTCAACTAGCGGGACATCTAAAATGAGCGGAGCTTCTGGAACTACAGATGGCGGAACTTCTTGTCCTTTAACTGCAGGACCCGGAAGTAATTATTCATACACTATTGTAAATGGTTATAACTATGTAAAATTAACAGTAAATAGAGATGAAATAGGAACTCCGTGATCATAAAATAATAACTATAAAAAATGAACGTATTATTAACACTTAATTCTGGATTGGGAGCTGACTTAGGTCCTAATTTCAACCTAACTGCTGATGTTGGAGTAGTTTCTCCAAACACAGCTACATTATCAGAATTATTATCCGGTAAATCGGTTTCTGTTGATGATACAGCTACTAAGGTAACTGTAACATCTACCGGTACGTGCACTAATAGTATAGATCTATCGATATCCGGAATTCCGACTACATCTACTACGACTACTAGTACGACATCAACTACAACAACAGGCGCACCTACTACTAGTACAACGACGACTACGACTACAGTTGTACCAACTACTACTAGCACGACGACTACGACTACTACAATACCATTTAGTTGTGTAACTGGTGATACGTATGCTCAAGGAACATGTGCATCGTCTGATACAGCTACATTTACTTTAGCTGCTGGGTATTCTATTACTATAGTACCTCAAGGATATTTCTGGGATGGTAATAACGGAACAAGAAGCGCTGCAGCGGCTTTGAAAACGACAGGTGGTGCGATAATAACAACATTTGAAATGACTCAAGTTGGAAGTAATCTACCATCTTATAGTCAACCTTCATTTGTATTATCGACTCCTGGTACATATGTTCTATCGGTAGATCAGATAAATTGCACAAGCGGAAACGAAGGTACTTTCAGCTTAACCGCTCAAAACTGCCAAATCAATTAAAATATATATTTATAAGTATAAAACGATATAAAAATGGGATTAATATTAAGATTACAAAAAGGAAGTGCTTTAACTTATTCTGAGTTAGATACCAACTTTACGTATCTAGATCAAAGTATATCATCTTCGGTATACGGAACTATCGGTACAATACCGGTATTTACTGCAGACCATACGATCGGAGATAGCGTAATTAAACAAGTTGGAACTTCCATAACTGTTAATAATGACCCTATTGTTTTGTCATCACAAACAGGTTCGTTTGCAACCACAGGATCAAATATATTTAGAGGAGATCAGACTATAATAGGAAAAATAACAGCGCAAACTTTAATAGTTCAGACTGTCACATCATCGGTTATATATTCCAGCGGATCTAATTTATTTGGAGATTCTTTATCAGACATTCAAGTATTATCCGGAAGTACATATTTGGTAGGATCTGGATATTTAAACGGAATCCCATTAACAGCATTAAATGGTACCGGATTCGTGAAAGCTAACGGTACCAATATATCATACGATAATACAGCATTTGGTACAGTAGCTAGTGTTGCAGCATTGACTATAGGAACAACTGGAACAGACCTTAGCTCAACAGTGGCTAATGGTAGTACTACCCCTGTAATTACATTAAATGTTCCTACTGCAAACGCTACTAATAGAGGTGTTTTATCTTCTACTGATTGGAGTACTTTTAATAATAAGCAAAACGCAATTACCCTGACTACAACAGGAACAAGTGGTGCTGCTACATTAGTTGGAAGTACATTGAATATTCCACAATATCCAGGAACTACCGGAACCGTAACTTCCGTTAGTGGTACAGGTACTGTGTCAGGATTAACTCTTACTGGCACTGTTACTACTACAGGAAATCTAACTTTAGGAGGAACTTTAAGTCTAACTTCTGGTCAAATTACAACTGGATTGGGATATACTCCATACAATAGCACAAATCCTGATGGATATATCATGAATAAAAATGATACATATACTAGTACAGCTAAAATAACTGATATTATTACGCTTACAGCTGCAGAATATGCTGCTATAGGTTCTCCTTCATCAAATGTTTTATACGTTATAATTTAAAATATGGGCAGTACTAAAGTAGGTTCTTTTTTATTAGGAACGGTAGGTCAATATAAGGTAGGTACAGAAAATGTAAAAGAAATGTACGTTGGGAGTACTTTAGTATTTCCCCAATCTACAACAACTACAACTACAACTACTAGTACAACAACTAGTACAACTACTGTAACTCCTACAACTACTAGTACTACAACTAGTACAACAACTATAGAGCCAACTACAACTACTAGTACAACCACTAGTACTACTACTGTAGCTCCTACGACTACTAGTACAACAACTAGTACAACTACTACATTTGTAAATAGTGTAGTTGGCTTTAGAGTAGAGCAACAGCAAGATCAATATGGTGAATCTTGTTGGCTTGAAGCATTTATAGATTTAGCAGGACCACTAACACAAGCAACATCATTTACTGTTAGTACTTTATCAGGAGGTGGTATAGTTTATATGCAGGCAGGTGATCAATCTATTAGCAATGCTAATATAGGTCCTAATAATTGTAGTGGAGCTTCTGGTGCATGTTTAATTACTGATTCTGGTGGTGATACTGTTATAATTCCACCTCAATATACTTGTTAATAAGTAAAATTTGATATTTATATAAAATAATGTTATGAAAAATTTACGTTACATTTGTGTTCAACCTAGAATACTATATTATGCTTGGCAAGTAGAAGTTATGATTAATAACTTTATTAAGCATGGTATTAATCCAAATAATATAGATATATTAGTTGCATGGAATCCTATGGATGCAACTTCATATCCAGAGAATATAGATGCGTGGAATAAATTAGCGTCTCATTATAATACAGTTAGATTTTTCTTTTATCAAGATACTAGAATTCAACCAATTAGATATATTTCATCTATTAGACCTAATATACTAAAACAACATTTTCAAAGATTTCCTGAATTAAAAAATGAAGCTATTTTTTATCATGATTGTGATATAGTATTTACTAAGACTCCTGATTTTAGCAAATTTTTATCTGATGATATATGGTATTTAAGTAATACTAATAGTTATATTAATTCAGATTATATACTATCAAAAGGTCAAGACGTTTATGATTTAATGTGTAATATAGTTAATATTGATCCCAGTATACCAATATCTATGAATAGTAATTCAGGAGGGGCTCAATATATTTTAAAAAATGTAGATGATAAATTTTGGAGTAAAGTAGAAAGAGACGCAGAAGAGTTATATTATCAAGTTACTCAATTAAATAATCAAAAAAAACAAGAAGATCCAACATATCATGAACTACAAATATGGTGTGCAGATATGTGGGCTGTTTTATGGAATGGCTGGTTATTTAATAATGAAACTAAAGTAGTACCTGAAATGGATTTTAGTTGGGCTACAGATTCTATATCTAGATGGGATGAAGCTATAATATATCATAATGCTGGGGTTACTTGTAGTTGTGGAAGATTATTTTATAAATCATCATATATGAATACATTACCTTACGATATAGATATAGATAGTATCAATAAAGAAAAAAATTGTTATAATTACGTATTAGAAATTAAAGAAACAAGTAAAAAAACAGTACTATATTAATGGAAAAAATAATATATATTCCAAAAGATTACAAAGAAAGACTAAATCCATATCAATATTTTGATATGGGAATGAAAGATGAATGGCAAAAAGAAGTCTATTTATTAGCAGTAGATATATTAAAAGAAAATAATTTCAATAGTGTTATAGATATCGGATGTGGAAGTGCTTATAAATTATTAAATTTTTTTCCAAATAATATAAAAATTTCTGGAGTAGAAGAAACTATTACATATAATTGGTTAAAAAAAGAGTATCCTGATAAAAATTGGATAGAATATAAAGATGATATAAAATTAGAACATCATGATTTATTAATATGCTCTGATGTAATAGAGCATATTCCTGATGTGATTAGTTTTGTAAATTGGATAGATGGTCAAAGTTGGAAAATTGCAATTATATCTACACCAGATAGATCTTTATTATATGATAAATCTCATATAGGTCCACCAGCAAATGGATCACATGTAAGAGAGTGGAATTTTGAAGAATTTAATAATTTCTTATCACAATGGTTTAAAATAAAAAATCATATTATAACAAATAATTCACAAGCTACACAAACTATAATCTTAAAAAAATATGAATAGTCATAATTTTGGAGTGGTAACTTTAGCAATTAATCCTTTTTATCATGAATTAGCAGAAAATTTAGCATTATCATGTAAAAAATTTAATGTACCAGTTACATTACTTACAGATAAATTAACAAAAAATCCAATTTACCATAAAGAAATTATTATAGATATAAAAAATAATAATATTGAAGAAATATGGATCTTAAAAACCCAAGCAGTTATTAAAGTAGACTATTATGATATTGCATGTTTTGTAGATGCTGATAGCTTGATGTTTAATAATTATATGCCTTGTATAGAAGCTCTAGAAGATAGAGGATTTATGCAATTAAACTATAAACAAATACCAGAAGATTCTAATTGGGCATTTAAAAGAACTGCTAGAAGCGTAGCTTTAGATTATGGTATACCAATTAATTATCCTTTACCAATGATAAATGGTGGTTATTTTTCTTGGAGATCAAATCATCCTGAATCTAGATTATGGGTTGAAGAATTTTATAAAGCATTAGTGTGGATGAAAGATAATGATTTAGGTATGAGAGATGAGTCCGCTATGTTTTTATCTCATATGAAATTAAATTTATCACAAAAGTATTATCATGATACTATGGCATGTTTATGGACTACGGGAATTAGAAATTACTCAAAAGATTGGAGTAGTTTTACATGCACAGATGAATTTGGAAAATTAATAAAGCCAGTATTTGGACATTATGGAAGTTGTCATATAATACCAAATATAGCATCTCCTTTTACATATGAATACAGTAATGAAATAAATAAATTAAAATTATTATGAAAGTAAGCTGTTTAATGGGAACTTATGGTAGATACTCAATGGCTTCTGAATCATTATCTTGTTTTTTAGATCAAGATTATGAAAATAAAGAATTAATTATATTAAACCAACATGAAGTACCTTTAGTATTTGATCATCCGCAAGTTAAAATTTATAATATAAATGCTAAAGAAGTTCCTACTTTACAATCTATAAGAAGAGCATGTTTAGAATTAGCAACAGGTGATTATATTATTTTTTGGGATGATGATGATTTAATGATGCCACACCACCTATCTACATCTATAAAATATATAAAAGATAATATAGTTTGGAAACCATTTGAAGTACTTATGAGTAATTATAATACAGATTATCATGTTGTATCATCAAATATGGAAGCCACACATTTAATAAAAAAAGATTTTGCATTATCTATCCCTATAAATTTACATGATTGTGATGATCATTCTTTATTTGCAGAAATTTCAGATAAACTGAAAGTAGAGATATTACCACATTCAGAATTATCGTATGTTTATAGATGGGCTAATAATAGTTACCATTTATCTGGAGCTTATGGTAGTAAAACTATGGAAGAACGAATATTAATATCTAGAGAAACCTCTACTGATACTGGGGATGGGAAACCTATGATACACTATAATATGTATGAAAAAAGATGGAAACAAATGTTAGAAAAAATTCCAAATAAATTTAATGTTGATGAATTTGAGAAATTCAAATTCAAAATAGAATCATATTTTTAGCAGTAGATATTTATAATTATGAATCAAAGCTACACTCCATATACAATGTCATTATCTTCTGAATATACGATATATCAGAATGAAGTAAGATGCCGTGTAAATGAAAATGATTTTAATTATACTTTAAATCCTAGCGCAAATTTAGCAGGTTCAACAGGATCATATATTGATGCAATATCAGGATCAGACTTTCATCCTTATGCAACTACAATAGGTTTATATAATAGTAGAAATGAATTATTAGTAGTTGGTAAATTATCAAGACCATACCCTATTCCTCAAAATACAGATATAACGTTTATAGTAAGATGGGACAGTTAAGCTTAATAAAAATATTATTAGAATTATATATTCATAATCCAAAAAAGATATTATCTGCTGAGGAAATTATTGATTATATAAAAACAATTACTCCATCAGAATCAGATATACCAGACTATTTTTTATCATTAATAGAAAAATCCAATAAAAATTTTAAATTAGAAAAATTATCAATAAAAAAATTAATGTCTCAAGATATCTCATTAAAAGATTATATTGAATCAAAAGAAGATAGATATGGAGATGATTTAGAAGGAGATTATATTCCTGATTATAATGAATTAGAAAATCCTATAGTAGTATTTAATGGAGAAGTTATCGATGGATATTCTAGAACAGCTACACACTATCATAATGGTGATGATACTATATATGGATATGTATCTATATAAATAATAAAATAAAATAATAATGAAAAAATGGTTATATAATGATCCTGAATCAGGACAAGTTATTGAGTATACAAACATCGATCAATTCCCAACTTCTTGCATTGGATTTATCTATAAGGTAACAAACATATGCACAAACAAATTCTACATAGGAAAGAAGGTACTTTTTCATAATACCAATAAAGTATTAACCAAAAAGGAAATCGCGGAATGGGACAAACCTGGGCGCGTCCCACGCAAAAAGAAAGTAACCAAGGAATCAGATTGGAATACTTATTGGGGAAGTAGCAAATTAATTAAAGAAGATATGAAACTTTTAGGAGAGGATTGTTTTACTAGAGAAGTAATTAAATTGTGTAATTCAAAAAAACAATTAAGTTATTATGAAACATATTGGCAATTTAAACTAGATGTTTTAAGTCAAGATACTTATAACGAAAATATTCTTGGTAAGTTCTATAGAAAAGATACAGAAGAATAAAAAAAGCCCCTAATTAAAGGGGCTCTTATTTTTTTTTTGGGTGGCGTGAGGTATTTTTAATTAAGACATTCTTCTTTGGAAGTAGTCATTTTTTCCTGTGGTATTAAATTCTTTTTTTGCATCTCTATAGCCTTCATCATATCCGGCATTATACCCTTCTTGGTAAAATCTTTCCCAATCTGCAGAATCAGAGTGTTGACTTTGAAATCCTTCACCTTCTTCTTTCATATCAGTATACATTTCGGATAAGCTAGTATCTTCTCCATCAACTTCATCATTTTTATATTGATCATAATCACCTTTAAAATATTTATTTTCTACCATTTTAAGAAAAGGTGCTATATCTTCAGCATATGAATTAAAATCAGGATAAGAAGGTGCACCGATAGTATCTTGATCAACTAAAAGTCCCCCATAATCTATATGAACCTCTACAGCAATACCTTTAGCACCATCCCAATTAGGAGTAGCATAAACAATAATATCTTCACTTAAGATTTGATCATGAATCCAATAGAGAGCTTTTAACTGATCATCATAGTAACAAGTCCAATTACCAATTTTCTTATTGTCTACAGAACTATTCATCCAGCTATTATTATAAATATTTTCAGGTTTTTCTAATTCAGGAATAGCTTCTACTTGATCAAAACTATCACCAAAACCGTCTAATTTATCTTCTGGACCTGGATAAGGAACTTCTTGATCTTCTTCTTTTAAAGGTTTTAGATCAACATAGTGATTTAACATTCCAAAAGAACCTTGTTTATTTTCTCTTAGATATTGTACTAAATTAAAATCTTTCATATTTATTTTGTTTTTATTATAAATATTAGTATTACAATTTAAATATATCTTTTATAGTAAGCCATATAAAATTGATAGGAGCAATTACAAAACCAGCAACAAATCCTGATATTAAGGTAACTACTAAGAATGCAATAGATATAGCAATAGGCCAAGCAATCATTTTTAAAGCAAGATCTTTATCAAAGAATAACGTTACAATTCCTAATAAGAATACTGATGCTAATACTCCTGCAGCCATAAATATATATTTAGCATATAAATCAATTAATTTATAAACTATATATGATATTAAAATGCATACTAATATAAATAATATTTTTGTCATGTTTTAAATTTTAATTTGTTAAGCTTAATATCTTAAATTGATTCTGTAGATCTTTGGAATATAACAGCTCCGTCAAATCTTGCTACTTTAATTGGCTTATTTTTGTTTATAGCATTTACATATGCATTAGGGTGTTTAACCTTATCATGGGTCTTATAAGTAGATCCATTCATAAACTCAATTACTAATCTATAACCTCCTGGTTCTAAGGTTAGTGGGTGTACATTTTTTAAATTTGTCATAGTTTTTATTTTTTATAAATTACAATTGTTACATTACAATCTTTAAGTTCTTTTTTAATTATTTCTTTTACTATCTCCCAATCTCCACCTGCTAAACCGCAACCAATTTGTGGAAGACCAATATGCTTTCCATTAAATATGAAATTCATTTTTCTTAAACATAATGTAAGAGCTTCGTAATCTAACGGTCTACTGTCACCATCAGCGTGATTCTTACCGTAGTTGTATTGTGTATAAGCATTAACAACTGTTAAACCACTTACGTGGAAGTAACCATAATCAATAGTACCAAGTTTATTAATATCGCCTTTAAATTCATCACGTTCCATATTAAACTTATTACACAAAAAAGCTTCTGCCATCTGAGGTGCTATACCGGCTCCCATAGTACAAAAGCAATTACAGCCATGAGCGATTACATCAAACGTATTTTCTTTTGCTAAAGTAATTAGATTACCCTCTATTTCTTGATATGCCATTTTTTGAAAATTTATATTTAAAATATCTAACCCATGTTGAAATACTAAACATATGTCCTAACCATATTAGACTAGATGAAGCATAACCATCATTTACATCATAATCATTTACACCTCCAAAATAATATGTAGCTCCTTTTGGAATAATAAAAACATGATCAGCAAGTATATTAGATTTTGTATAGCTATGATAACCTTCTTCAATTTTTGATTTAGATTCCTCATAGAGATCATTATGATAATATATGGGTTTAATTTCAACATACTCTGTTTCTTCATTTAAACTATATCTAAATTCATTATAAAAATGAGGTTTAAGTTTACCATCAGAAGTTAAAGTTCCTGATTTATAACAAATAATTGGTCTATCAGCTGTTTGTTTTATAAATTCGCCTATTGTTCTTAAACACATATAAATTATTTTATTTTATTTAAAAAGTCTTCGTCATTTGAAATTTTATTAATTAATTCTATTAAAGTATCTAGATCTTTTGAAGATAGTACTTGTTTTAGTTTTCTATTACTCCAATATTGATTATATAAATCTCTTGGAATAGCGTTCCACAAATTAGTATATTGATTGTAGTGGAAAACGTAGTTGTGTAAGTCTGTCATGGTAAAAAAGTTTAAAAGTTCCGGATAGGCCTAAAATCTTTATATATACAAATATACTAAAATAATCAATACAACTACACTTAATATATCTAGTACATATAAAGATTTAGAACTATTTAAATACTAACTATGAAATGCTATATAAATATAGCTACTATTATCAAACTCTGGCCCACTTCTATGAACAGGATAAGACTTAGGATATTTAGCAACAAACTCCTTTACATAATCAAAAGCCTTAAAAGTCCATGTATCATTTGCAGTAGGTAAAGGCACTTTAACATAATCATAGCCACCAATAATTTCTGTTAATACCTTATACTCAGGATTATAAACATGAGTACCAACAGAGTCAACCGCTACTTGCATTGGTAATTTGAATAAAGTTGGAAACTTAGCTTCTAGTTTTTTCTTTAAAGAAAAATCTGCTTCTTTAAAACCATTTAAAATAAAATCAACATCAACAGTATAAAAATCTTTTAGATCTTTAAAATCTAATGCAGAAGGCTTCTTTGAATTTTCAAACTTAATATAGATAAAGTTTTTTACATCTAAATCAATTCCATCATAAAGTGAATTATGAACAGGATAGGATTCAGGATATTGAGTAACAAACTCTTTTACATAATCAAAAGCTGCTAAAGTCCACTCTTTATTAGCATTAGGAATTGGTACTTTAACAAATTCTCCTTCAATTGATACAGAGTTGCCATACACGATATTACCTACTTTCTCAACAGCTCCTTCAATAGTATTTTCATTCTTTGAAAATATTTCAGGAAATGCTCTCTCGATATTAGTTTTCCAAACTTTACAAGCATCATTATAAACTTCTAAAATGAATTTGCCGTCTACTTTTACTGTGGTTTCTTTTTTCATATTATTTTCTTGTTTTTTATATGGTATTAAATCTGTTGGGTTAAAATAATCTCCTGATATATGATCACCTTCTTTATATTGATTATCAGAAAACAGAAAAACCAGTTCTTTATCTATATTTATTTCTATTCCTCTGAAAAACAGATAGTCTTGGTTTTTCTGTTTTGCCGTGGCCCAGACTGTACTTCCTTCTAGGCTACAACCTTTTGTCTTTTTAATAGGAGTGTACTTGTCTGTTAAATTGAAATTGTCTATCTCATCCGGTACTGGAATCACGTCAGATGGGTTAAACCAGTCATAACCACCAGGTTCATCAAGGCTAGCACCAAATTTGTGTATCACATTACCGTTTCCATCCTGATCTGGCCCTACGTAGTAAAGGTAACCCATTCCTTTATTACAAGACTTTGCAAACTGAACAGACTTATTTAAACCCACATGGCCAGAGGTTTTAGTTTTTGGTATATACCTTTTTCCAATTACTAGCCCTTGGTGAGGATCTTCGTAAGGTACCACATCTTCAGGGTTAAAGAAGTCTCCTGTATTTTCTTCATTTAGAATTTCAGAAAATATATGGTCTCCATCTTTATCTATTCCTATAAAATAAAGGTAGGGCTGCCCAATTTCTTTAGCTCTTTTCCATACCTTTGAATTATCTAATGAACCAAATTTTGTCTTTTTTAATGGTACATACTTTTCTCCTACTATTAATTTCATAATGTATTGTTTTTTATTTTATAAATTAGTTTTATTTTTGAAATAGTTATAAACTTCTGGTATATGTTTTTTGTAATAGGGTTGATTATCTTTTACCCACTGTTTCAATTGTTCTTTACTCTCAAATGGTTTTTGCCAACTACTATTATTCATTATGGTATTAAACGATGGTTCTAGATCATCAATGAAGTCTTGTACGGTCCATCCTTCCCATATATGTTTATTTGTATTCATGTATTTATATTTTTAAGGGAGATCAAAAATTCCCCGGGCCTTATAGATTAGTTTTATATTATTTAGTCTTATTTACGTATATACAAAATGGGTTGGTTTGAAATTTCCCCCGGCCTGTGAGACGGGCTAAGCAGACCCCTACCTGCTAATAAGTTGCTATCTACCATAAGTATACCTTTGCCATCATGCTAGTTAAGTGCTAGCGAGTACTAGCGAGGCGCTAGCTAGATGCTAGCGCTCTCGTTTTCCAAATCTACTTTACAAATGAATCAGCTAACGTCCATAAGGCTTGGTTGATATTAAAGTCCTCTATAGGGTTAACGATAGCCCTTGCACTCCTATTATTCATTTGGAAGCCTCCTCTAATAAGATTCTCTTGTACAGCATTATATGTATGCCATAAAGTTGGTGCTTGGTCTACACTTCTCTTAGGACTTAAGATCTCCATAATCTCATACTGTTCAGGCTTACGATCTTCTTGAAGTCTTAATGAGATTGCTTCAGATGCAAAGTTATATCTTTGAGTAGAGGTCATCTCAATCATATTCCATTGGCTAATCTTATTTGTTACATTAGGTAAGGTCTGTACTTTCATATCCATTAAGTTCTTTACCTCTTGGAAGTTAAACTTGGTATGACGTTCTCTAAATGAACCTAGGTCTTGTGACTTAATAACTAAACCATTTGAACATACTAATCTAAACAAACCCATTTCAAACTGGATAGGTCTTGTACCATCATGTGAGTTAATCAATACTACTTGTGGTCTTGCTTCTATATTACCATTTGAATCTTTAATATATAGATCAGGGTGTTGAAACTCAGTGATATGTATACCCCAATTCTTTCTTAACTCTACATTTGATTTTGATTGTTTTGCACCAGTTAATATATAACCTAGAGACTGCATGTGCTCAATCACTTCGAATGTTGGAGTGAACTGATACTTAGGACTCTTGATTGTTGGAGCTGGGCTTGTAGCAAAGATTGCTGGAGCTAATTCTTTTGCTGTATCTAATGAGATTGACTTTAATAATTCTAATTTGTTTGCCATAACTTTTATTTTTATTGGTGGTTTTTTAATATATTATAATGGATTAATGCATGGAAATTACCATTAGTATCTCTTGAAAATTTAATATCTTTTACTTCGAAAGATTCATTTAATGATTCTTGAGTGTTTATAAAAGAGTTAATTTCATACTCTAAATCAGAGCTGAAATACTTTGCATGTACTATTTTTACCTTTGACTTATATTGATTAATTACTTTCATAGTGAATGAGATTGGTCCAAAAAAAGGGCTAGATTTATTTTCTAGCCCTATTTGTTGTTTGTTGTTCATGCTAGCATCATGCTAGCATCATGCCCAACATATTAATTAGTATTAGCTTAAGCTAGAAAGCTTAACAGCGTTACTAACACGGCCACGAGTCATATCATAGGCCTCATTAACGATGCGGTCATTGATTTGCTTACCGCTTAACACATCAGATACGTGTGTAGTAGAGTAGTTAGTTCTTGAAGCGACTTTAGTAATATCACCTGTTCTTAATTTACGATTAATACGGCTTACCTTTTGAATGTAAGTTAATTTCTGGTAAGTACTTGGTCTGTTTGAAAATTCAACTTGGATGTTCATCATAACTGATTGTTTTAATTAATAATATAATAGGATATAAATATAAGACTTTATTTTGACATGGTAAAATTAATCTTTAGAGTCAGTAGAATTAATTAAGTCTTGAGCATCTTCTACCGCCGATTCAGACTCTGCATACTCCATCATTTTTTGAAGTACCATTTTCTCTATAGTGTCTCCAACCATTAACTCTTTATCAATCATACTTGACATTGCACTTAATACCATTACTCTTAAATCTTTTATTGATTCAAACTTTAAATTCTCATCAAAGATACTATATACAATGGCCATAAGACCTGATCTTTGTTTTGCTGCTAATTCATTATACATGTTAACCATAAAATTTTCTGCTGACATAACTTTTATTTTTTATTTTATTTAATTGAATTGATTATTTATTTTCTAGTACATTTTATTATGTAGGTTTTCTATAGCATCAAATGTAAATTTTTGGCAACCTACTGTAACTGTTCTTTCTCTTTTATTAATAGTTGCACCGTACTCTTTATTTAAAGGAACTGTTACATAATTATTTGCATCTTTCCAATTATCACAATAAGTTAAGAATTCATCTACTGAGATCCATGCCGTTACTCTTTTTGATTCTCCATTTGGAGTAATTAAAGTACCTACAATGTGATTATTATTAAATATCAAATTTGGATAATCTAATTCACCATTATCATCATTAACGCCTCTCATGGTTTCTCCATATACAGGTACTCCTTTTTTACTTGCATAATTAACTAAGAATTTCTTTAACTCAAAAGATCCTTTACAATGAATAGCTACATTGTTTGTAAATGTCATCGGTAATTTAATTTTTTTCATAACTTTTATTTTTGTTTTAATCTTTTAAATACTGCTAAAATCTCAGGCTTTTTAATTGTGTTGAATAGTGACTTTATTTTATCATCCAAGAATTTCTTATATTCCTTTTCAGATTTAAATCCCATAGCTTTCCAATCCATTAATGTGTACTATTTAATTTATAATCGTATTTCTTTAATAACTTAACCTCTATTTCATGTGCTTTTTTTCTACCTCTAACCACATCAAGTACATAGACTTCATATACATCATGAGGATATTCTCTCATATCTTGGTATAATAACCAATCTCTATTTTCTAATCTTGCTCTAGAACAATGTCTCTGGAATCTTAATCTAGCAGAATAATTAAATCTTCTACCAGTAGCTGCAGTAATACCTAAGTAAAACTTTCCATTAACAGTATTGTATATTTCGTATATAACATGATTTCTATCTGAACGTCTTTTAGTTCTTGTCATATAGTATTTGTTTTTAAAAGATGCCAGTCTTTCCTGGCTGTCAACCACTTGCGATTCAGTTCCTTTGTTAAGGGCTGCGTCTACCAATTCCGCCACCTGACTAAACATTTATTTACTATGCCAAAGATCTATCAGCTAATTTCAATTCGAATAACAATTTATTTAATGTAACACTATCCATTTTTCTAGTAGTAACCTTATCAATATAGTTAACCGCATCTTTCTTATGGGCAAACAATTTGTTAATTCCTTGCTTATTATATTTAACCTGATACAATTCATACTTATGTGGTTCAAAATTCTCACATGCAAGTCTTAACGTTTTAATCACTTTAGATACCGTAAATTTGCTTTTTAAACTCTTAGACATAATATAGATTTTATAATTAGATAATATAACTAGATAATATAGATAGAAATTACTTCAAACAAACAAGTCTCTTAACACCTTCAGTACCGAAACCTAATTGAATAAGATCTTTTTTCAATTGACTTACGTTCTGGAATTTACCATTCTTAACGTTATACTGACCGATGATTGTTTTAACCGTATTCTCTTCTCTCTTAAAGATACTAAGAAACTCACTAGCTTTCTTCAACTGTGTTCTGTTCTTACAAGGAATGATTTGACGTCTACCAAACAAATCAGTATATTCAACGTGCATACTACCAGAAGCTTTCTCATTCATTTTAGCAGGTGCAAAGTTGTTAAACACAGTTTTCTCATTAGAAGGTGTTGCCCAAATAGCGTCGTTAAAAGTCATTGTGTACATAGTATATATTTTTTTAGTTATATGATGATCAGTTGAGCTAGATAATCAATTGATATAAGTAAAATTAAGACAAATAATTCAAAGTAAAAAATTTATTTTGACTTTTTTTAAAACTTCTCGATAGAGTATCAACAAGTTATATATATACTTTTTTGTTATATATAAGTGGTTATATATCAATTACTTATAACTTGTTGATAATCAATCAGTTATATATTATGCGCTTTTTAGGCTATTCTGGAGGGTCTGGGTTTGGACCAATGGTTTATATTCCTTGGTTTTATATATGGAAATATGGTTGACTGGATTGTGAATGGTGCATATTTATAAGAAGCTTGCAGGAGACCCTTTCCCAGCATACATCCCGTCATATTATATTTTTTATACACACCGGTTACTAATATAACTTATTCTTTATATACATATTTTCTATATACTTGAACTTATTATGGGTAATCAATATATATTTTGTATATTCTATTCTATCTATGGTTATTTCTTTTATATCTTTGATCTTTTAGTTATTATTATTATCATATCTAATGTTATTAAAGATATTATTATTAATGGTATTATTTGCATATACAGTATTATTCTTCTTCTTATATATTATTTCTTCTATTCTGTTTATATGGTAGTTTTATTCTATCTTATTATCATCTGTCTTCTTAATCCTATCATTATTGTTTATTACCACCATCAAAAGAAAAGTTAAAAATATACCTAATATAGTTTCTGTTATCATAGTTATTATTATTCTTTATTTCTTTTATATATTAATCTTTACGTTTATTCTTATGGAATCTTCGGTATAATATGGTTCTGCTGTTATTTTGAATATAGTCTTTAACTTTTCAATAGGGATTGAATTAATTAAATCTATTATCATATGCTTTTGATATATATCTGGAGTAATATAATCATCATTTAAGATCTTGATTGGTGCTATAGCAGTTTTTTGATATAATGTTTTTACTGGATTATTATTATATTCTGATTCTTTATTATTATTATTTATATTATCTATTATATCTTGAGCTGTTGTTTTATTATTATTTATATCTATATTCATCTGGTTTATATTCTTTTAAAACTGACTGTATTATGATTAAGCCATCTATCTATTAATTCTTTTGGCATTGTATGATTATATATGTTTATTATTTCTTCGGTAGTAAATCGTTCAGGACTTCCTTTTATATACCACATAGTAGTTTTATTTTCTTCTATATAATAATATTCAAAGTCTTCTCTTACTATCCAATTTAGTAGTTTTGTGCAGATTATTTCGGTATTTATATCCATATTTTATTAATTAAATAGTTTTGGTTTCAGATGAACTATTGGCTTTAATTTTAAAACCATCAAAATATTCATGACAAATTAAAAGATCATCATATTCTGTTTTAGAGATTTGTGGATATATTTCATCTATCTTAATTTTATAACCTTTGGTTTCTAAATACTCTTTTACAATATTTTTAATATCATCGGCTGTTAATATAATAGTAGTCTCTATTTTTTCTTGTATTTTCATAACTTAATATTTTAATTTTTTAGATTCTTCTTGTGGAATGATTATTTTATATCTAGGATTATATTTCTCACAATTAATACATTCAGTAATTAATTGATTTCCACAACAAGTTCCAAAATGATTAACCTCGATATACTCACAACTACTATTATTAATAAACCATTGAAGGAAGTCTTCATCAATAGATTGTACTCCATCAGCTATTAAATCAGGGTCTGTTGTTAGGATGATTTTTTTGCAGTCTTCTTTAAATACTTCTATATAAGTGTCTTT